ATGAATATTCATCTTAAGTTGCAGCAAGTTCAGCCTAAGCCAGTTTTAAAGTGGGCTGGAGGCAAAACGCAGTTGCTCAATGAACTGTTAGCGAAGATTCCCCGAACGTATAATAAATATATTGAGCCGTTTATCGGTGGTGGCGCAATGTTTTTCGCTGTGCAGCCGCGCTCTGGAGTCATCGCAGATGTCAATCCGGAGCTTGTTAATCTATATCGTAGCTTGGCGAATGACGTTGATCATGTGATTCGTAGCTTGAGTTCTTTTGAAAATACGGAAGACGAGTTTTATCGCGTTCGGGCAATGAAGTTCGACGAACTTGCTCCGGAATACGCGGCTGCTCGTACAATTTTTCTCAACCGGACATGTTACAATGGTTTGTATAGGGTCAACCGTAAGGGACAGTTCAACGTTCCTTATGGAAAATACAAGAATCCCGTCATTTGCCAGCCAGAAGTTCTTCGGGCGGCTTCTTGTGCTCTTCAGGGTGCCGAAATAATTTGCGCCGATTATAAGGCGGTCCTTTCTGAAACGGCGCGTTCTGGCGATTTCATCTTTCTTGATCCTCCGTATCTTCCCGTTTCGGAGTTTTCCGATTTTAAGCGTTATACGAAGGACCAGTTTTACGAAGAAGATCATCGCGATTTGGCGAAGGAGGTAGAGCGCCTGCAAGGTATCGGTTGCCATGTCGTTTTGACGAATTCGAATCATCCATTGGTGCATGAGCTTTTTAAGGCTCACGAAATTGAAATCATCAACACGCGTCGGAATATTAGTTCCAGGGCATCAACGCGTAGAGGCGAAGACGTTATTGTGAATATTAAACCATTTCCTAGATCTGTTATCAGGTCAGTGCCATCGCCAGTTAATGAGATTGCCCTGAATTACCCATCCACGCGCTATATGGGTTCCAAGGAAAAGTTACTCCCATATATCCAGGATGTTTGTTCTAATCTCAATTTTACTTCAGCACTGGATTTGTTTTCTGGTTCTGGTGTTGTTGGATATCTGTTCAAGTCACTTGGCAAACGTGTTATATCAAATGATTATATGGCTATGAGTTTCGCTTATACAAAGGCCATGATAGAAAACAGTTCTCATGTTTTGAGCGATGATGACATTGCGAAATTGTTTGATGTCCGCGTAATGAACGATCATTTTGTTGAGAAAAATTTTGACGGACTTTATTACACAAACTCGGATAACAAGGTTATTGATATAGTTCGTTCGAACATAAAGAAAATACGCAATCCTCACAAGAAAGCAATTGCCATGTCCGCGTTGCTGCGGGCTTGCATGAAAAAGCGTGCTCGCGGAATCTTTACATATACTGGCATGCGCTATGATGACGGACGTGCTGATTTGCGTATGAGCATGGAGGATCATATCAAAAATGCTGCAGCACTGATTAATGATTCGGTTTTTGATAACGGGTATGAGAACGTTTCGCTTCATGGCGATGCGTTGGCCGTCTCACATACGGCCGATCTCGTTTATATGGATCCGCCCTATTACAGCCCATTGTCCGACAACGAATACGTTAGGCGATATCATTTTGTTGAAGGCCTTGCTCGGAATTGGCAAGGCGTTGATATGCAGTGGAATACCAAAACAAAGAAATTCAAAAGCTATCCGACACCATTCAGCACTGAGGCGGGAGCGGTAAAGGCATTCGATGCTTTGTTCAGAATGCATCGCAATAGCATTATTTTGGTGTCGTATTCTTCGAATTCTCTTCCTACGCGCGAGGATATTGTATCGATAATGTCTCGCTATAAAAAGCACGTTGATGTTGTCGCGATTGATTATCGCTACAGCTTTGGCAATCAAAAGAACGATTCAAGAAACGAAGTAAAAGAGTATCTTTTTGTGGGGCATTAATGATGCTTTGGCATTTGGGCAATACAACGGTTCGAACCCCTTATCGTTTAAGAGATGGGTTGATTGCTATTAAAAATTCTTCTTTTAATGGCAATTTGTCAGGAAGGATTGTCGAAGGGGAGTTCGCCAAGTATCTTGACAGCATCGGTCTATTGTCCGCCAGTCGTATAAGCTCTGGTGCCAATATCGACGATCTTGGTAGAAAGTGGCGATCTGCATTTACAAAGCTCGGTTTTCTTACTCATAAGTTTAGTAAGCGTCTTAATCCATCAGGTTTGGACGACAAGCTTTTATTATTTGTTGATGAAATTGATGAGTTATCTGGTCGTCCGTATGAAATTACCCCTAACGGATACAGGCTTATTAATTCAGATGTTATCACTGCGCAGCAAGAATGTTTTTTGCGATCTCTCGTTAGCTATCGCATACCATCCTTATTGGAGGGACGTTATGCTTGCGAGCAGTTTTCGCCGCTTCATTTTGTTTTGGAGATTATGCATTGTTTGAGCATGAAGGCCGAGGACTCGAGGCTGTTTTTTAACGAGTTTTGCTTCTTTGTTCAGACATCAAGCCCAGATAGCGGAATTGATAATATCATTAGCAATATTCTTAATTTTCGAAAGAATAGATTAGAAGCCTCGGGAAATATAAAGCAGTTTGACAGAGATGCATTGGACAAGATCGTCTTAGAGCATGATTATGCGAGGGAAACGTTTAATGATTATGCAGATGTATCATTTAGATACTTAAAAGCAACGGGTCTATTCAAAACAGTTGGAAGGTCAATAGTATTTTCTCAGTCTCATTGGCAGCTTATCTCATTGCTCAGAGAGCAGTATGTTCCAAACATACCAGAGGTGGAGTATTTTCGCAATCTTTGGCTTGGTGCTGCTCTACCAACTGACGATTTTACGTCATCTTATAGGGTTGTTATTGATCTCGTAAAGCAACTTAATGATCGCGGCGTTCCAACCGAAGAGCCGTCGATTGCTACTGCACAAGTCGACTTGGAAGTCTTGCGCCATCAGCTTGAAGATAAGTTGTTGAAGCTGGATGAAAGGGAGTTTGCCGAGGCGCAAGCTGAAAAGATTCAGGAAATAGGGCAGTGGCTGTCCGCTTTAGAGACCGGAAAACCTAAGAATTCCAATCAGTTCTTGGATGATGAAGTCATCAAGTTCAACAAAAGCGAAGCTCCTGTTTATCTGGAATGGGTCGTATGGCGTGCATTTCTGGCCATTAACAGCCTGAAGAACGAACCTTGGGAAGCTCGTCGTTTCCAAATTGATCAGGATTTCTTTCCTATCAATTGCGCTCCTGGCGGTGGACCGGACATGATTTTTGAGTTGGAGCAATTTGTCGTTGTTGTGGAAGTGACGCTGACACAATCGTCACGTCAGGAAGCGGCAGAGGGTGAGCCGGTGCGCCGTCATGTTGCTGATTATACGTTGAAGTACGCTGACAAGCCCGTTTACGGATTATTCATCGCTGTGGATATCGATAGCAATACTGCTCACACCTTCTTGCGAGGCGACTGGTATAAGAAAGACGACACAAAGATTAATCTTGACATCGTTCCGATTACGCTTTCCGATTTTTGCAAATTCTTCCTTTCATCGGAAGGACGATTGTCAGAGATGCCCCGTATATTGCGAGAAATGCTCATTGAGTGTCGTGCTAAAGCCAATTTGGACGCTCCATTGTGGAAAAAATCTATTAGCACAATTGTTGAAAGCAAAATTAAATAAGAGGCTATTCATGTCTAAGCGTACAAATTTACGAGATTTAATAAACGCTGGCATCATTGACTTGCCTTTTCATATTCACGTCTGCTTCAAGGGTAACAATTTTTCTGCTGAAATCGATAAAGATGGTTTCGTAATTTTAGAAGGCCGTCGCTATACGTCTTTGTCAGTTGCTGGAGGTATTGTCAGGGCTATGATATCGGGCAAACCCGCTGACGGCATGGCATACAGGCGCGTGAACGGCTGGTCCTTTTGGGAATTTCGCGATACTAAGGGCCAATATCAAAAGATGTACGTTTTGCGCGAGCGGTATGAAAAAGCTCGTGGAGTGTGATCATCTTTCGAAGAACCTCCTCAGTTGAGCCTGCACTCTTTCTGTTTCCTCAGTTGCACAATTGGTGCTGTAATCGTCTTCATCTGCTCATCGCTCAAACGCAAGGAGAGGATTTGTTGGCTTGGCGGCGGAAGTAAGTGCGCTATCCTGCCGTGACGAAAATGCCCGGATAGTCGACCACTTCTAATTGGGTTTAGCCCCGCCGAAGCGGGGCTCTTTCTCATTTTCCATTCTTGATCTTGTAGTAAATCTGGACAAGCAGCCAGATGATGCCGAGGGCAGACAGCGCCATCGACAAGGCATGCTCGAGATGGGGCATCCACCAAGGGTTCATTGCAGCCCCCGTTGCGACAGCTGCGGTAACACGATCGGCAATCTGATCTCTCATTCCCAGCACCCCGCCAATTTGCCATAAGCGTTGTGGCCGGCTATCGCCCGGCCTGCTGGAACGTCCTGAGCGGCGAGATATGCAGCGGTGGCCGGCTTAACGGGGATTACCTTCCACCCCGCGCAGTTTGATGCCGTTGCACTGCACCCCGCCGCCAAGCTCGATGCAAAGGCGATAGCTATCCAAGCCGATAATATTCTCATCAATGTCCACCCTCTTTTGAACGGCCTTCGCCGTTGCCTCTGCCGCCGCCACAGCAGCCTGTTGCTTCCCGTCATGTTTGCCGAGTGCATAGAGACCCAGCCCTGCAAGAAAGCAGGCAATGACAGCAGGCACCCGCCAATGCTTAACGAACCAGAGCATTGCTGTTGTCCTCGACTGTCTGCCTCAGATCGCGATTGTGCTTGTTGATGCGGTAGCGGTCGAACAGCCACCAGCCGAAAACGATCGCATTGACAATAATGCCGATGAGAGCTTCCACAGCGCCATCGTCGAGCCACCCGCGAGCGATCAGGAAGCCCCCCGCAATTTGTAAAATCTGACGGATGACCGGGATAAGAAGCGCGATATCCATCATTTGCCCTTTCCGAAAAGCATGAGGACAAACGTGATGATATGCGCCAGTAGTCCGTCTGGCGCTGCCGGTGCTGGATCGGCGAGGGGAGGCATCACGGTGTTTCCCGCTGCCTTTGCCCTGTCGAGGAGGGCTTCCACTTCCGCCGGCGCCACGAGTGCTTTGTTGAGCTCGTCACCGCTATAATAGCTTTGCCCACGGACAAGGTCGCGATGCGCGCCACGCGTGGCCGATAGAACAGGCAGGGAGGCCCATTCCTGCGCCAGCCGCTTGCCAAATTCAGTCCGGCTGATCTTGCCGGCCATGAAGTCTTCATAGCCGCGGCGTTTCAGAAGGTGAAAAGCAAGCCGGTCCTGAAAATCCGCACTGAAGATCTGCGTTCCCTTCAGGCCGAGTTCCTTGGCAAGATCCTGTAGTGTGGCGCGCATGAACTGCGCAGCGCCAGCCGCTGATGACGCGGTGCCATAGCCCCAATTCTTCTTGACCCATGCTTTGCTCGACCAGTTTTTCTGTGCGTCGATCAAATCGCCAAGCGTCATCTGGGTGATGGGCTTTAGCAGGTGTTTCTGGCGGTTTCCGAAAATAACCTGATAGCAATGGGGCGGCACTTTCCCTGCATCGGTTCGATAGATGAAGTCGAGCAGAAGCGCCGCACCGGCTGGCACGGTTTTATCCATAGTTTTTCCTTTCGGCATAAAAAAAGCCGCTCGAAAGCGGCGTCTGGGGGGATAGAAATCAGATAGTGCTCAGTCCGCGAGCGGATCGTCGCTCATTCCGGAGAACTCGTTGTCGGCCTTTGCCGGAGATGGTTTCGTCTTCTTTTTTCGGTTGTCCTTGCCGGCACTACCGCCGGGTTGTTTTAGCTCAAGGCTTGTGGTTGCGCCGCCTGATCTATCCGCCTTGTGGCGAACGGAAACGATGCGATACTGCCCATCAACACCCGCTCGCGCGCCGGTCAGATTGAAGGTTCCTTCGGCTTGGGCTTCGACCGTAAGGACAAGTTCCACGTTACCTTCGCCGCCATCACGCTCGGCCTCACGCTTTCGAGCGTCCCCGATCTGTTCGGCTTGGTCCTCATCTGCCGCCATTGAGCGCACGACATTGGTGGATTCCGGCAAATCGCGGTCGAGATCAAATTCCACATCCTTGCTTTTGAAGGATGCCTCCTTGCGGTCGAAATACCGGACTTTGGCCTTGGTGAAGGTATGTCGGCCCTTGAACGGGGCTATATCCCACGAAATTATGTTTTGGCCGACTGTGCCGGTGATGACCGGCAATGTAGCGCCTGTGGCCGCTTTACCTTCACCACGGCGCGCGAGCACGGACTGGTCGCCCCTGATCTTGAACGTGCCGCCGAGTTCCCGCGCGATGCGCTCGCCAATGTGGATATAGCTTTCCCCATCCGCCGCCCAATAAGCCCGATGGATTTTCGCGAATTCCGGGTCCAGTTTGATACTTGCGAGCCCGGCGCGCTTGGCAGCATCGCCGAGAAATTGCTGCAAAGTCGCATCATCCTTGTGGAAGGTGAGAGGCTGCTTGACCTTGCCACGACTATCAAATCCCTTGGCAGTGACCCGCAGTGTGCGCCCTCCGCCACGTGAACCCGATGAGCGGACGCTGTCGAGTGTACCCTTAAAAATGGAAACGCCCTGCAGGAATATTTCGATCAATGCACCATCACGCGGCAATTCGATCTGTCCGCCGTTGTCATCGAAGGTCAGAGAACACGTATCTGAAGATGTGCCTTCCTTGTCCGTCACCTCAATGTCGATAAGGTAGGGGCGCATGCCTGACGTCATGTCCACGCCGTCAACGAGCACTTTCCATATGACTTTCCAATAATCGTTCATGGTGCTCATCCGAATAGTGAAACGACGTCGCGGGATTGGCCCAAGTCCGCCGGGGGTAGATCAGGCAGAATGATTTTTGTTCCTATCGGAATTACGGTACCTAACCGGGCCAAATCGACATTCAGGGAGAGCGCACTTTCCAACAGGCTGCGCCCCCGCACGCCATAGGCGCGCCACAAGAGGAGATCGAGGGTGATGCCCTCGCCCTTGACGGTGACTGTTTGCATTTGGTTGTCCTTTAGAAAATGCCGAACAGCGACAGCAGCCCGGAAATTATCTGCTGACCCGATCCCGCGTCCGGCTGCACACGGGTCATGACGATAGTGTGCTTGACGACAAATCCCACTCCGCCACGGGTGAGGTCCGAATGGGATTCGGTTACGCGGGTTATCGCAAACCATCCAAGACGCACACCGTCGCCCCGCTGCAACGGGAACCGAACACCATTGCGCCGCATCTCATGTGCGATTTCCAGTTCATCCAGTCCGCCGATTTTCGTGGGCAGGATTTGGCCGGAGAGGGTGATTTCATCGTCACCTTCCCCGGTAAACTCCTTGCCCGGCAAAGTGCCGATGAGGGCTTTTGATGCGATATCGGCTGAGGAGGTGCGCTGCATTTCATCGACACTGAAAGGTCGCGTATCGATGGTGAGAGTACCAAGCATATAGAGCATCAGGACACCGCATATTCGAGGTCAGCATGTGCGCCGTCGAATGCCGAGCGGACGGATTGCGAAACCTTGGCGGCAGCCAGGTTCGCAATTTCTTCCGGTGTTGCTGGCGACTGCGCATGAATTGTCAGATTCAAGTTTACTTGCGGGGCAGGGGGCGGGTTCATGACCTGGACCTGCTGGACGCCGGAAGGCTGGGCTATGACCGTGGGCGTGCCGAGCAGGGACACTTGCTCCGGCTTTCCATCGGATGATCCGGACGGGCTGTATTTTTTCCAGCCGATCCCCATCGTCTCCTTGAATGTCGGCTTTGAGCCGAACGGGTTGTCAAAGAATGAGGGGCCGTCGGATAGTCCAGGGAGATTGTTTCTGAAAGCTTCGGCTCGAATTCGCTCACCGGGCGTGTACAGTTTCCTGTTGAGGTTATCCAACTCGCCGGTGATTATCTTCCTGCCGAGGATTTCAACGACCGCATTCGCTAAACCGCCCTTCAAAGCTCCTTTCCAGAGATTGGAGAAACTGAATGGAGCGGCTGGCGTGGTGTGTGGCCCGAGACCGCTTACCCCCGTTGGGCCAACCTTGGTTCCCTCCGACAATGCCGATGCCGTTGGGTTCTTGCCCCATGGTCCGGTTTCGCCAGGTTTGAAACCGGCGCCGGGTTTTCCGGGCTTTGGGGTATTCTGTGCTCCGGTAGAAGCTCCGGGGGATAACGGGGGGCGGTTCGGCGTCAGCTTACGCCCCAGATTGACGACGGAACGAAGGATACCGACTGCGGCGCGCGCACCCGACAGGAAATAGAGAGCGGAAGCCAGTTTGCGGATCGTCCCGGCCAGCATTCCAAACCCCACGCTGGCGAGCATAAGATAGCCGCCATACTTGACGATCTCGCCAAAAAACTGCGCCAGTGGGTTGCCCTTGATGGCGTCGTTGAATTCGCGAATAGAAGCGCCGAACTCCCTGAAACGTGCAAATATCCGGCCCAACTTGTCTGCGGCTTCCTCGCCATTGGCGGGACCAAGCAACAGGTCGCCCAGATCATTGATCATCTGGCGCAGATTACCGTCATAGCCTAGACCCGCGCTAAAGCCCTTGATGGCTTGCCACAACTGGTCGATTGGGGTGGCTCGGTCACCAAGCGATTTCAAGAGGTCAAGTATACCAGCCGCGCCCTCATTGATGGCTGGCAACATTCTGTCGCCCATCTCGATGCCAATGGCTGCGAGATTATTGCGCAGGAGCTGCAGGCTGTTCGCCGTCGTTTTAGCACGTGCTTCATACTCCTTGAAGGAGGAGCCAGCATAGTTTGCCTTGTCACCGACCATCTTGAGAAGCCTCTCGACTTCCTCAGTGCTTTTCAACAATGGGGCAAGAGCGCGCGCTTCCGATCCGAAAACGGCTTCCATGATCGAAATCTGTTGCCATTCTGGCAACTTCTTGATGCGGTTAAGGACACTGAGGGTGGTTTTGACCGCATCCTTCTGCATCCCCTTGGCGACTTTAATGCCATCGAGGCCGAGGCGCTGGAACGCCAGGCGCTGCCGTTTTGTGGCGTTCTCCCCTGTTGTCAGAGCCTTGGTGAGATTGCGGAAGCTGGTGGCGGCGACTTCCGGTTCGAAACCGGAGCCGATCATGGCGCCGCCGAAGGCAAGTGCCTGCTCGGCAGAGAAGCCTGCAGTTTCGGCAAAGGCGGCAACACGGTTCGTATATTCAAGTAGATCAGGAGAATTTGCCGCCGACACGTTGCCGATTTCATTGATGGCGTCTGCCAGCAGCACCGTGTCCTTAACATCGCGGCGAAGCGCTGTCTTGATCTTGGCGAGCGCCTCGCCTGTCTGATCGACCGGCGTTTCCCACGCTGTGGCAACCTTCGCGGTCGCTTCAGCAAAGGATTCTAATTCTTCATTCGCGATGCCGGACTGGCCGGCTGCGGCGTAGATCGCCGCAAAACCGGATGCTGTGATGGGAATGGCCGTGGACAGGCGGAGGATCGATTTCCGCATGTTTAGAAACTGGCTGTCGGTCGCTTCGACCACCTTTTTCACGTCTGCAAAAGCAGATTCGAACTCGATGGCTGCGCCAGCGGTTCCGCGAATCCCGCGATCAAGACTGAGATAGGTAGCCCCGACAGCCGCGATCCGCCCGAGGGTTCCGGCAACAGGAGCGGCTAACTGGCGTTGGGAGGCAGCGAAGTTGTCAGCAGCCCCCCGCAAACGGTTCATGGTACCAAATAGCCCGCGAGCAGGCCCTGTCACCTTGTCGAACAAGCTGACGATGAGTTTGCTTTCAATGACGGACATTTCCAATAGCCTTCATGACCCGAAGAGCCGCATCCCGCTCACGGATTGCGTATGAGCAGGGATAGCGGTCGACGATATTGCGGGGGGTGGAAGTGAGGTGTGAAATAAGGATGGCAAGGTCCCGCCAGCCGGACCCGCGTCCTATTTCACGTTTCCCAAGATACTTTCAGTCTTGGCGACGATCTGGGCGATATCGCGCCCCTTGATCTTACGGAACACTTGAAACGGCAATCCACACATCATGGCCAACATACGCATAGTGCGCTCGACCTCTCTCTGCGAGGTCTCCTCGACATCGATCATCTGGCCGACATCAGGTTCGGTGAAGGCAAGATCGGTTATCTTGCCGCCGTTCTCATCATCAATAGGAACAAGCAGCTTATGCGGAATGGTCAGTTCATTTTCCATTGAAACACCAAAAGATGAGGGTGAGTTATGCGCCAAGTGCGCGGCGGACATCGGAGAAGCGATCGACACCGCCGGTGCGCAAGATGCGTTCCCAGAAATCGACGTAGAAAAGCTCTTCACCGTTGAGGGTGAATTCGTAGTGGGTCACTTCCTTGAACACATGGTTGCAGCCCATGAAGTCTTCGGGCGAACCTTCATCAGGAGTCCATTCGGTGATGGCACCCTCAATGATGGCGCGGGACGGGACGAGCTTGCCCGTTTTCTTGTCCTTCACGGCACCTGCGAAAATCCACCGGCTCACTTCGCCAAGATCGCGGAAGATATCCGTATCGAACCCCTTGACCTCCATAGCCGGTTCCGGCGCTTCAATGCGCGGCTGGGAGAAGTCGACGCTCATAACACCGCCGCCCGGATTGTGGGTCGACGTAATGAACTTCAATGACGGGATGGTGAGCTTGGAGACAAGATTGGCGCGTGAGGAACCGGCTTCTTCGGCGCGGCGAACATCGACCGCCACCATCTGGTAAAGCGTTTGCATGAGATTCCCTTTCGGAATTCGAGACTGGATGAAGGTCAGGCGAGCGAATTGAGGCGGGCGACGATTTCGGCGACGAGACCTTCGACCGCTGGCCGGTAGCGGCTCACCTCATGGTTAGCGACCTTGAAGGATGGCGCCGGCTCGATCCCGATGTTGACGGTGAGATGACCGAGCCGAATTTTCTCCGGGCTGTTCTTTTCAGCGACGAACTTGACTTCGGAGCCGAGAATGTCGTCGTCAATCTTGTGATCGCGCAGCATAAATTTCAGCGAGTTCAGCCACGCTTCCGCAGCGTCCGCTGTGATTTTCGGGCCGAGGAACTGCCGGGTGATCTGCGCCATCTTGACGGTCAGATAGTCGGCACCGCGAACCTGATGGATTTGCTTCCAGAGTTCACCTGTGTCGGTGTTGTCCGTACCGATGAAAACGAAACCGCCATCGGCAATCGCTCCATCCACGCCGGTTTCGCCGCGCGCCACGATGGAGACATTGCTTTCGAGCAGCATCTGCCCTTCCGACGAGCCGTCGAATAGAGAAAATGGGATGTTGCGGGAAAGCCCGGCCAGACCCTGAATAGGCTGGTTTGCAATCGGGTCGAAGGGCCTGCCCCTGTGGGCATTGTCGACAGCAGCGAAAAGACCGGCGATGCGCGGTCCCATTGGGCGGGTCACCAGTTCGGTGCCTTCAAACACACGGGCAGCAACGCCGATTGGCATAAGGCGCTGCGAGTTCATCGTCTCGCGGGCCGAAATCGCGGCTTCCTTGCTGGTGTCGTCAACATCGACAGGAGCAACAGCCAGCAGCCGCTCACAAGCTGTAGGCAAGGCGGCAACGACAGGGTTCACCGTGCTATCGTCCGGGCGCCACGCGGTGCGGCCAGCCCAGACAATGCGTGGGGTTGCGTTCACCGCCGATGGAATATGTCCGACATTGGCGAGAGCTTCGGCAATCGCTGCGGCCGTTACCGCCGGAGTGGCGCCCTCAGTCACGCGGACCACGGTTACGTCGGCACCTGAATTCAGGCGTGCAACCTGCGCATTGATGGCCCTGACCGCGTCGGCAAGATAACCCGTGCCCAAATCAGCGACCGCAGCGGGATCGCTTGTCGAGATGCGAACCGGGTCGCCGATAGGATACGATGATGCCGAAGCACCTTCGGATGTTTCGATGAGAAGAATTTTCGAGAAGTCCGCGCCGATTACCGGCAACGGCTCATCATTGGGACGCGTGAAAGTCATGCCGAAAGTCGGTGCCGACATCGGTTGTCTCCTGTCTTTGTCGCCCGCTCTTCGGGCAGACTGTTGGAAAAGAAAAAGCCCGGCGCGACGGCTGGGCTTTCGGGCATAAAAAACCGCCTCAAGGCGGCGTTATGGGTGCATGCAAACTATCAGGCTAAGACGGCTTCTTCCCACATGACATCTACCTGTTCGTCGGACAGGCTTAGAGCCTGCGCGACGAGCAAGAGCGTCGGGTGAAGGCGGCGGAACTCGGAGGCATCGGCCCATTCGATTTCCGCTTCCTGCTTTGGCAGGCCCTCAGGCATGGCTTCAATCGCCGCTTCCACCTGCGCAAGCGAAATGCCGTTCCTAACGAGTGTCAAGCGCAGTTGTCGCTTAGTGATGACGGGCATCAGTTCCCGCATTTCTTCCGGCGTGAGTTCGGGCGGCGCGACATATTCGAAGATCGGGCCATATTTTCCGGCATGGGCGTCATCCCAAAGCTTGCGCCCATACTCAACATCGTAATTTTCATGGATGCAGAGCGGTACTGCACCAAATTCGGCAGTGATAACAGTACCGCCGAGTAGCTTGTGTTCAGCGTCCAGCCACTTGAGAGCGGCAACATCGACAATGTTCATGTCAGCCAATCCGTTTGAAAAGGGTTGTCGCGAGAGGGATATTATTGCTGCCCCCGTTCGATCCTGCTTGCCCACTCGCCTGCCACGTTCCGTAGGTGATGGCGTTTGAACCCGCCGATGGACCGCCACCGGCAGAAGCCCAACGTAGAGATGTACCGGCGATAGTCCCCCCGGCCCCGACAGGGGTCAGACTTTGGGCAAGCACATATCCGCCTACCGGCACGTGTTCGGCAAGGAGATAATCGCGAGTGCGGTTGTAGCCAAAAGCGTAGGCTTCATCGCGAAGACTTTGCGCATGGTATCCGTCAAGAGTGTCGGCATTGCCTGCACCTGCGGCGTAGCCGGAGCTACCGCTGATATGGATGGAATACGTCCCGCTATCGTTATAGACGGCCGAAGCGCCACCCCGGTAAACCGCTCCCGGCATTCGAAGCGTGCCATCAACTCGAAATTCAAAGGCTACATTTTCGTTGCCAGATGAATTCAGGTGATGGATCGCAAATCCTGCCGCCGCGCCATTGGAATAATTGAGAACGCCAGCGGACCAGATACCACCCCAACCGGGGTTTCCGTATTTCTCCGCGATTACAGGAGCGTATGACGAACCGGAGAGACTGACCGAGGAATAGAACGGTGCGCCCCGCGTCCACATGCTGGCGTATGCGCCGCCTTCCGCATTCCCCCAGAACGAAGAACGACTTCCGGAAACCGAAACGCCACCAAGCGACCCTGTGAGCGTATCGCCTGCCTTGCTAACAAAAATTGCCGCCAGTGCAGCCTTGATGTTCGCCCATGTGATTTTGAACATGGTCGAGGCGCCAGCAAGAACGCCGCCGAAAAAATCGCCATCGTCGGGCGCTGCCTTGCCATTGGCCCCGGCCATGGCAGCGCCAACCGTTGCGGTCGTTGTGAGCGCGGGCAGATAGGTGGAAGCGACCTTGCCATCAGCACCAAGGGGCGCGACGCCACCGGCAGCACCTTTGTCGACAACACCGACCGCCTCGATATTGTCGCGTGCGCGCTTCTTCTGTACGAGCGTGAATTCCTGTGCTTCATCGACGCGAACCCGAAGGCCAAGCGCCTTGCTGATCGTGTCGGACAGACTGGAAAGCGCCTGGGCGAACGACTGGCTGAGGGTGTTGCCTGATTCCGAAATCGCGCTCCCGACCTGTTCGGTGGTCATCGCATCGGTGATGCCGTAACCTTCGAGCGTCGTCGGCAGTTCCTCAATATCGCGGAACTTGTGCTTGTGGGCGTTATAGGCATCCACGAACGTTTTGAACGAGGCATCGATGTCGCTGATCGTATCGCCGATCTGCTTGATCTCGACAATCTGATTGCCCTGCGGCAGTGGCAGCGCCCAATTGTAGTTTGGCGAATATTTGCGTTGCTCTGCCATGTCATGCCACCTTCGAAATCCACATGCGCAAGTTCGATATTTCGGGTCGCGCTGCTGGCGTGCCGTTCAAAACGATGCGCGTGCGGGCATCCAGATTTGCTTCAGGATAGTCGGGCCGCTCATAGGTCTGCTCGGCCACGCCATTGCCGAGCGGGGTCGCCTCGATCGGCGCGACCTGGACGAAATCGCCCTGCACGCCGATCGATATTTGCGCTGAAGAACCGCTCGGAAGCTTCGCCTCTATCGTGGTGACAACCTTGCTTGCGTCTTTGAACTCGACGGAGCGGGTTTCATAATCGGCGGTCGGCTGCAATTCGCCCTCGCGCACCTGCACGCCTGGAAACACGAATGGCGTCACGCGGTCTGACCCGCGCAAATGGGCGAACACCTGAATATCCTCGTTGACGATATATTCGGTCAGCATGTGCGCCTGCGTAGGCGACGATACGATTTCGCTGCCATCCGGGCGCTTCAGGATAATCGCGACATCGGTGCCCGTTTCTGGATATTCCACACCGGCTGACACCAGAATATCGGACATTTTCGCCGCCTTGAACGTGCCGACATAGGCGCGCTTTTCGGTTTCGGTGAAGCGTGCGCCGCGCAGCTTGCAGACCAGATAGGTGCCGTCGAGCGTGGTCACGGTCGCGCCGTTGGACGATATCTGAAGCGAGCCGACCGTGAACGGCTGCTGGCTGATAAGCTGGCCGGTCTTGTCCACGTCGCCCAGCCTGCCAACCGCCACCGTGCGGGTCGGATCGTCGGTCATCAGGACGATTGCAAGATTACGGGCTTTCTCGGCGTAAACCGGATAGCGGAAATTGGCGTCAAAGAACTCGCCTTCCTTCAGCGCCGAACCGGGAACATAGGCTTCAGCCAGAACGGTTTTCGGGTCAGCCATCCCGTATTCCATGGGCCTGATCTGCACCAGGACCGGCTTTGCGGGATCACCGACGCGAGCGCATTTGACGGACACGCCAGTAAGGCAACGCGATTCAGTCAGCACGAAGGGTTGCGAGATCGGGTTAGTCATGGTGCGCACTCCGGGGTTCACGCGGCTGGATCACGCGGGAATTGTTCTGATTGCCGGTCTGTTGGGTGACATTGGTCACGTTGGTGACATTGTTGATGACGGTGTTGTTGACGACCGGCTGCGGCATGGTCGCGGTCGTTGTTTGCACCGAAGTCGCAAGCCGGTATTCTTCCGTGGTGATCTCGCCGCGCGCCGCATAGGTGCACGAGGCTTCGGTAAACGCCCCCTGAAACACAACGATCTTGGTGCCGGTCGGAACCTTGGCCGGAATGTCGAGCGTTCCGGTGATGACGCCATCATTGCCGGCAGGACCGGAGACCGTGGCCGGCGCGATCTCGATTTCATCGAAGTAGATCTTGTCGAGTGTTTCGTTGGGCCGGAAACCTTCAATCCGGAAGGCAAGCGAGCGCTGCCGGATGAACTCTGCGGCCTTCACATCAGTCCGGACTTTTTCGACATTGGCGGTAATGTCGATGCCGGTGATGTAGTCGGGCAGATATTCGCCCATCGAGGAATCGAAACTCTGGGTTTCGCTCGATGACCAGACGGTGTTCTTGTCGGTCCATGTATCCGTTGCCGGATTAAGCGTTGCGCGCCCAGGCACGGCGGTAAAGACGGCGTTCGGGTTGATCTCGATCTCGCCGCTTTCCCGCAACTGGCTCAGAACAATTTCCTCGGTGAATGGCAGCATCAAAGGCTCTGTCATCGCCGGGAACTCATGCGCCGTGGTCTTGATCGGCAGGCGCAGCTTGCCGCCATAGCTCGCCGCAGTCTGCGCCACGCCCTGGTCGCGCATGGCATCATTGACAAAGGAATCGACAAACATGCCGCGCCGGGCCGAAACGTCCCGCGCGTTGACATCAAAGCGCAAGCGCAGCTGCGCCACCAGGTCGGCCAGATTGACCACCGTTTCCTTCAAATTGCGCATTTCCGAATAGTCCATATTCGGGACGGCCGTCTGCTCGATGCTCGGCAGCAAGCCCCAATTATTGGTGACGCGGGCAAGCTCCAGATGCGTTGACGGAACGGACGGCGCGCGCGGTCGCGTGGCGGACGATGTTCCCTTGATATGGGCGAGATAGCCGCCTGGGATGAGCGCGATCACATCGATGCGCGGCAGCTTGTAGTCATAGTCAAGAAATACGTCTGTATCCTTGGCTGCGCCGCCGATCTTCAGGGAATCGCGCCCGATCGCTTCCGGCGCAAGGATGATGTTCTCATAATATTGGTAGTGGATTTCATAAGAGGCTCCGGGCGCGGGTTCCGGGCCGGACGGCGACCAGTCGAGCGAACCGCCCGAATTGATCCATGACGTGGTGGCCGGATATTCGCGCGTCGTATCCCACACCTTGAAAATCTGTTTGATGGACGAATGCGGCAGCTGATCGGTAACGCCGGTATAAGAACCGTGCACGATCGTCTGCGTTGTCTCCTTCACAACGGTAACGCGGCGAAGCTTCGCGATAGGCGACTTGGTGAGCTGGATGGTTTGCTCGCCGCCTGTCGCGGCGGTGAAACGGTGCGTTTCATTATCGACGGGCGCAAGGTCCGGTTCTTCAGGAATGACAAACCGCAATGCCTGGGAACGCGCCGTACGCCAGCCGTTGAGCCATGCCACGCCTTCGGAAACCGAAAACACCTGGTTGCCCTGGGCGTCGATCTCGACAGCCGTCACGTGATAACCGGAATTGACAAAGCTGCCGTTGCTTTCGTCCGACTGGCGAGCGAGCGCCTTGTAGATTTCCGAGAATTCGGTGTTGGTGTCCGACATCAATATCGTGCCGTCGAGAACGGTATAGACATTGACGAGCGGGATTTCATTGTCGAGACGCGAATGCGACCACGCGACGGTAATTTCGATCCGGCTCGCGCCCGGCTGCATAAAAGCCTGCGTATCGGGAATGCTGCCCTTGAGCGACGGATCGGCCACATCGTCCACTGTGTTTTCGGTGACGATCACGCCGATATAGGCCGTGCCCGCTTTGGCAAGCACGAACTCGGCGGCAGGAACATCATGGAAATAGCCGCCCACATAGACGGTGCAATCGCCGAGCTTTACGCGGATATGGTCTTCGTCAACTTCCTCGACAACCGGGGCCGGGCCAGCCGTAACGCGTCCGTCCTGGAACAGCGCGTCGAACCCGCGCCGCATCTTGTCGTCGGCCATGGACTGAAGTTCGTTCAGGTCCGTCGATTGCAGATAGAGCTTTTTCTTGAAGGCAAGGGCGAACCGCTTTGCACTTCGGCTGTAGCGGTCAAGAAAGCCGTGTCGAATGAAAATGCTCATAGGGCTTAGACCTCAAGAATTGGCGTCATCGACTGGCTTAGCGAACCGTCGCGAACAATCGGGGGAAAGCGGGTGAGCTGGATCAGCGTGCCGAGCGAAGTCACGTCCGCAAGCGGCACGTACATTTGACCGGCTGGAACGCTGGCCGCGAACTGCGTGCCGACATAAACGCCGCTTTCACGCAAGGAGACGCCTGTCGCCTCTTCCAGCTCCAGCAGATATTCGAGCATAAATGCCGGACCCGGATCGGTGGTTTTCGACCACTTGGAGCCGTCCAGCATGACGATCGTTCCAGCCTCATCCGGCACAACGAAGGATTTCGAGCGGATGCGGGTAAAGCCGACACAGTTTTTCAGTGCGGTTTCCTTTGAAAGCGCCGCCATTTCGAGCGCTTCTTCCTCTGGAGTAGCAGGCGGCGGAATATCATCCCAGGCGGGATCGCCACTTCCAACGGCCAGAAAAAGCGGCTGCTGCATCAGCAGCTGTGCGACAATGGTGCGGGAACCGACGGTAAAAACTGGAGTAGCCATCTATGAAAGCCCTAAATGCGCCCGGAAAGCTGGCTTTCCGAACGGTGCGGAGACGAAAGGCGCGTTCCGGAACGGCTGGATGGCCGGTTCGCTATAGCGCGTGAGACGGGTTGATAGTGCTGCAAACATGCCCTGCCGCTGCCGCATCGGCAGATCGTAGCGGACACGATAGGGCTGGGTCAGGTGTGTGGCGTACCGCACCGTGACGACATTCTGCGGCCAAAAGCGAACACGGTCACGGTGATGGAAACGCAACGACAAAACGGGTTCTTCCGGTGTCCGGCGAATGCCCGACCAATCATCGAGATAAGCGCCGCCATCGAGTTGGTGCGTGTCGAGCCGGAAAGCCCGAACATCCCATCCAGCCGTCACACGAATGAAATCCGATCGCAGCGGCTTTGACGCCTTGGCGAGCCGCGTCATCGGTTTCACAAAGTCGGTGTTGCGGACCTCAAACGGCAGGTGGATTTGAAACTGCCACCACTTTGCATCATCGAAACGGGCTTCCTCGATATCGCCATCATGACGTATCCACCGCAATGCCTTGTGTACGGCAGCGGGCGTGCCGATCAGACGTTGCCAAGCCACTCCCTCAAGCAGCGCGGCGCGCAGATCGGGTAGATAATCGGCAATTTCATTCAGCCCGTATTCCGCTATCAGATAGGGAACAATCTGATCCGGCGGGTTGAACTTGAAGCCGCGAAGCAATTCCACACCCGGCATCAATGACGGGAGCTTGTCGAGGGATTCCGACAGAACACGCTCCAAGGGCGTGGGTGCTGCATCGTCGCCGAGGAGATGCTGTCTTTCCATCACGCCGGCCATTAATAGTCCCGTCCCATATAGTTGAGCTTTATTGCGCCGGGAGTGAGCGCCACACCTGCAGATGCGATAACCGGCGCGGATGGGCTGCGAACATGCACCCGCTTCACGCCAGCGACATGCAGGCGCGCTTCAATCCATGACGGTTCCAGATCAAACCCTATTCCGGCTTCCGCCTGCCACGCTTGCCGCAGGATTTCGGGCAGCACATCCATCAAACCGAAAGCAGCATCCGGCAGAAGCCAAATATCGGCATCGATATCCGTGCCCGTAGCGACGGCAGGCTCGACAATCAGCGTATCATTGAGAAGCCGTACCCTGTCGCTCATGACCTCGGCAGTGACCGCATCCAGCATCGCTTGATCGGGAATGCCACCGCTCGCGCTGGACAGCACAGCAATATGAATGATTGGCCAGAAAGCTTCCCGATAAACTTTGACGCTGCGAATGCGAACGTCTGCTCGCTTGGCCGCAGCCGCATACCACCATTCCGAGCCGCCGGGAGAGCGTGCCTTGATCGCAAGCACTGTGCGATCGCGCAGCGCATTGTCGGTCTCGCCGACCAGCCGCTCGACATCATAAAAATGTGCGAGGTGATCGAGGTCGCCGCCAAGCGCGAAAGCTAGGAGGTTCGCCATGGCGGCATCGTTTATTGCTGTGCGCAAGGTGACCTCGCGCATGCTGTCGGCGAGGTGAACCACTTTCAGGATATCGGTTTCAAGATGACCGACATCGTAGTCAATCCCGGCGTCCGCCAAACGCAGACGCAGGTCCGCCATGCGTTCAGCAAGGATGGCTTCAAAATAGAAAGTCTTGATCACCTCTGGCGGTGGCAAGGTGGAAAAATCGAAAGTGCTCATAACGGTTTCACCACGACAGTGCCGGAGGAAATGCCAAGCCCGAAGGTGAGGACGCGCTCGACGGTCATATCGCCCAGGTGACCACGGGGACGGTAGTCCACCAAAATCTGGAAACCTGCATGCCCCAAACGAATCTGGTCAACGGTGCCGGTCACGATGATGCGACGGACCAGAAAGCGCGGCTCCCAAAGGTCGATCGCCGTGGCAATAAGCGATTGGAAGGCAGCAAACAGGTGCGGGGTCATCTTGCGGCCCAGCAATTCGACAATGCCGGCCCCGAACTCGCGGCGCCCGACAAGTGAACCGATGCGGCGCATCAGGATCACTTCCACAGACTGGTAGGCCGATTCCAGGTTGGAGATTGGCAGGCCAGTGAAGCGGCTAATTCCCACCATCGTTTTCGGCCTCGCCGCGTTCTGTCGACCTCGGCTTGGGGGCAACCGGCTCGATCCGCCCATGGTCGAGATCAAACCGGGCTTCCGACGCCGTGAGGGACACCTTGCCGGAACTTGGCACACGTGCGCCATTCACCCAGCCCACGCCGGGCCGGACGCGATAGGTATTCTTGCTCATGATGGGTTCTTTCAGTTCGCAGGTTCGTCGGTTGTCGCGCCGCCACGATCGACGCCGCCATGAATGTGCGTGTCGCCGATATTGGCTTCATTGTGCTTGACGTGGCCGTCCTTGAAGTCGACGTTGCCTTTGACGACAAGATTGCCGTCGATTGTTACAGTCCCGTTCTTGACGGTCACCGTGACACCAAATGCCTTCAAGACATTGGCGAGCAGATCGGCACTCGGCGGCTGGTTGACGTCGGAAAAGCCGCCGCGCAGCAAAATGCCCTGCCGTGCATCGCCGGTCGGATTGATCATCCCGACAATCTGGCCCTTCGATAGCGGCGCCCATGTACTGGTTGCGCCGCCCGATTCTGGGTGCGGGTACCATGGCGACAGAAACGGCTCGCCGTTTTCGTCCTCGCCAAGTTTGATCCGGTAGCCCTTCTTCGCATCGACCTGTTCGATGGGGCCGACTTTCAGGGATTTACCGAAGGCAGTCTTCAGCATCTCTATGTCGATTTTCATGGCGAGCAGGTCGCGATACATCATGGCACCTCTGCTATTGGTGACAGGCCATCAATTTCGATTGTACTGCCGGTCCATGCCGGTGTTGCCCGATCCGCGTCCGACGCATGCGGACCAAGCCCCAGCGCAAGCAGTTCCTGCGCGGTCATCCCGTGCACCTGCTGCAGTCGTTCCCATGGCTCGCGGGTTCCGGTGATGATGGCCTCCATAAAGGTGGCCTTCTTTTGCAAGCTCTCATCCTCGCTTGCCAGCGCAAGGGCAATGAAGCGCGCGAATGGTGCGTCGGGGTCGAGCGGACATTTGGGTTCCGGGTCATCGATCAGGTCAACGATGATTTTGGTTTGATGGGCAGCAAGGCGAACACCATCGGCAATATTGCCGACGCGGGTTCGCTCTGTCGAAACGGTGCGGTAGATGAAGCTGAGAAACAACTGCCCCCAGGCATTGTCCGGATCAGTCAGCGCCTGCACGATTTCCCGCGAAATGAGATCGAGCGTGAATTCAAAGTTGCCGTCGGTTCCGGGAATGCCAATTTCAGGAAGTCTGTTTTCACCGGTTTCCGGATCGGTAACGCCCATACTGGCCGTTACCCCTGTTTCGAACATGATTTCCGTTCGCCCGTTCAACAGCAAAGAGCGCAATTCATTATCGCCTACCTGCGTTTTCCCAACATCGGTATAGATCGCGATGAAATACTGATCGGATTCTATGGTAACAGTGCCGCCACTATCGCTGTCGATAATGCCGATTTCGCTGTCCAACACATTCATCAAGGCGCGGGTGCGGCCCTTGAGCGCCTCGACCGCAGTAGTGCGCAGTGCGATGCGGGCAAGACTCATGATCAGACATCCTTTGGTTTCAACGACGCGGATTCGCCCAAAATTGCATAGAGGCGCCGGTGTGAGCGGGCATCCACGAATTGCACCTCGAACATCGGCTGGTCCTTACGGGAAAGCGCGCAGACGCGGAAGCCTTTGGCGAGTTCAAGTTCCGGATACGCGGCGCGGTCAATCGCCAGTGTCGCCTTGCCGGCGGCAAGCTTGATATTCCAATCGGCATTGTTGCCGCCATCGGGCTGGAACGCATCGCGGCCCGCCGTTCGCAGGACGGCATTAATGTCGGTTGGTTTGCGCCCCAAAATCGTCTGTCCCTTTTCGAGGAAGAAGATGCGCAGCGGTTCGGCAAACTCCGCATCCACTTCGTCGTATAGCGCGTCCCGGTGTTCTTCGAAGGGCGACGGGCTCATTTCGATTTGCCGCTGTCGCCGTCCATTTTCAGGGATTCTTGCGTCTGAACCGGGGGCTTCGTGGCTTCGGCCAGTTGCTCGGTCAGCATGACGACATTATTGCGTTCCGCTTCCAGTTCCTTGCCGAGCCGGTCGCGTTCATCCGCAAAGGCCTTGTCTGCATCCGTCAAATCGGCCTGCAGGGAGCCGATCTCGCCGGAAAGCTTGACCTTGTCCGATTCCAGTGCGGAAATCTTCTTGTCGGCCTCATCCAGTTCGGCAATAAGCTTTTCGTTCTCGGAGGTGAGCCGGGCGATTTGCTCATTGAGCGCTTCCAACGTTTCCGCATCCGCCCGCGCGGTTTCGGCATCCCTTGCCGCCGATGCGGTGTCGGCCTTCTTCCGCGTCTCTGCCTCGACAAAATCATAGGCGATGCGGTCGGAAATCAGATGCTCGCCGTAAAATCTCGGAACTTCGATCGGCTCATGAGGGAGAACGGAAACGTTTGCAGGCTTTTCCAGAACCCCGGCAGGGATTATGCCGCCGTGCGGAAATGCGACGACGATAGTGGATTTCTTCGACATGGGTGAACCTCATGCATGAACACTGCGGCCCGCTTCAACGGACGCGGGCCTGTGCTCCTAATGCTGGTTAGAGGGTGATCCTGCGCAGGGCGCCGGGCTTGGTGCAAAGCGAAATTGGATTCGACTGCACTTCGATATCGATACCTTTGCCGTTGAGCATCGGAATCTGTTTCATGTAGCGCGGCAGACCCTTGGTATTGACGGTCTCCATGTAATCAGCCGGAGCAAAGCGGGTGATAAAGAGGCCCGGTGCACCCATCGGCGTGACGCGGCCCTCGTTATGGTCGATATATGCTGCGCCCAGATTGGCCGTGGCGCGCGAGCCGGTCTTGTATCGTTCGAACACGAACTTGCCGACCGTGAACTTGTCGGGGATTGCCTCGCGAAGCTGAGCCGCACCATTGGTGGCGAGGAAGGTTTCCCGAATGCGCTTATGCCCCCAAAGCTTGAGGTGAAGATTGCGCCCGGTCCAGACATGGAAATGGTCGTAGAAGCCGTCGAGATCATCTTCGATAGACCAGGCAACGTCCTTTTCCAGAATTTCGTCGACCTTGGCCGCATCGTTCCCCAGGTCAAGCGATACGGGAGCCGGAACGGCAATTCCGAAGCGGTTGTACAGATCGTGCAGAACGCGTCCCGATTTCGAAGTTACGATACCCTTGATCGCGCCGACCCGCTGATGTTCGAGCGTCATGTCAAGGTCGAGCAAATGTCGGTCGGCTTTACCCATGACGCGATCGGTGACCTGTTCGACTTCGTTTTCAGTGCCGAAAGCGCGAATATTCTGAACTTCGTCCGCCTTAACAGAGTCGTTTCGCTCGTAGTGGTCCACATTGAATGGGATCAGATTGCGGCTCTCGCCGGTAGCAGTTTCACCGGGTCCGCCGCGTTCGGTCGGTTCGACGAGGCTGAGGGTGCCGTCACGCTCCTCGACAGATACAATCGTGGTGGTGACGCCATCTTCCTCGAACATACCGGAAGCGCCGATCTGGCCGGGGCGGTAGGGCTGATTGTTGACGGCTGCAGTCAGCGTCTGCACCGAAAACGCGTCATCGTTGAAAATATCAAGTCCTGGCATGTGGGTTCTCCTTAGCGGGCCTTGATATGAACGGCGCGCAACTGTTCGAGTTTTGCCGCCTGTTTGGCAGCGTCGTTGACGGAAGCGTCGAACACCAGCAGCGACGTTTTCACCTCGGCGTGCACATTGATGATGACGGCTTCTTCATCGTGGTCGGTGGCATCGACGGCATAGCAAAGGATCGCCTTTGCAGTTTCCGCGCCTTCCTTCCCGGCGACTTCGGCGGCAGGGGAGGGAATGAAGCTGCCCTTGGTCGCAGTCAGTTCACCGAGAACGGTGCCGGGCTTGAGCTTGCCGGTGCCAGCGGGGATTTTCGCAACATCGCGCGAGATATGACCGTCGCCTTCATGCAGGATGAATTCGAGCGGGCGCGGACCCATAACCTTGTTTTCCATGGGTGGTTTCTCCTACTTGGCCGCTTGACGCCGCGAGGCGTAAATCTCGCCGGTGTTGATCTTTGCGGTTGGTGTTCCGGGCTTGCGCGGTGGCTGGGGTTGCGCTTGGCCGGATGCCAGCATGCGGCGCTGCTCATAGTTTTCAGCCGGTTCCGGTTCGGGCTGGCCTGCTGCTTCTGCCTTCGGCGCCACGGTCAACGCCCTGATTGCATCTTCTGCCGACATCGTGGTGTCGTAAGCAAAATGGCTGGCCAGTTGTTCGCGCCCCGACGCTTCGGGGCTGGTCATGATCGCCTTGATCCGCTCTTTGGTTGCCTTCTCGGCATTGGCGGTCGCAGTAGCGATATCGGCGGGTGCCTGGCCCGCCTGCGGCTTTTCAGTCATATCGTTTTCCTTTTGACTGGTTGGCGCGGCAGCGGGTGCAGCCGCATTCATTTCACGGTCAAGCGACCATGAATTCTTCTGTGCCATCCGCTTCAGACGGGCCGGGGCGTTGGCATAAATGCGGTAATCGAAGGCAGAGAACGCGACCGCCTTGACCTTTTCCGTCTCGGTCGCAAAACCTCGGGCGACCGCTTCCTCGCCCGTGAGCCAGATTTCCTTGCGCATGTCGGCGCGGATGGTGACCGGATCGTCGCCGGTACGCTCGGCGTAAATATCCGCCATGAGGTCGCCGAGCTTGTTGAGAAAGCCGACAGCGGCTTCGTGGTCGTCGGCATTGCCGTAAGTGACCGAGGCGGGATCGTGGATCATCATCATGGCGCCGGTTCGCATGATGCGTTCCTCGCCAGCCATGGCGATGACGGATGCAGCCGAACCGGCGAAGGCATCGACCACGACAGTGACCTTGCCTTTGTGTCCGACGAGCGCGTTGTAGATGGCCACACCGTCATAGACATAGCCGCCTGCCGAATTGATGCGAACGGTGATATCCGTTTCGCGGCCAACTTCGGCAAGGGCCGCAAGCACATCCTGCGCCGTAAAGCCTTCATCCCAATAGTTATCGCCGACGAACCCGTAGAGCACGAGCTCGCCGTTCTGAAGAACGGGCATTGTGGAAACTCCTGTTAGGTCAGCAGAAGCGCATGCGCTTCGCGTACCGGCGGCGAGGACCGCCACTGATGTTCTGGCATTCCGCCGTCAGGCGCTCGATTTCCTGATCGAGCGCCGCGATATTGGTTTTGCCATATCGGACTTCATCATCACCGAAGCGCACAACTTCGGTCTGCCCGCCGGCGGCGATCTGGATGCGGAGACCGCGAAGCTTCTTGGCCGCCGCACACGGGTCATCAAGATCGATTTCCGTTTTTCTGATGCGGATCGTGTTCATGCCGCAGCTTTCTTCTTTTGGTTGTCATCTGGCGGATCGTCCACCGGCAAAGGGGGCTGGTTTGGGCGCTCATAGGGAGAGCGCATACCGGCGGCTACATAGCGTTTGTGTTCGCGTTGCTGCTGGTTGAACAGTTCGTCCGGGTCGATTCCCTTCTGTCCGCATTCGATGGCGATTGACGATGTGCCGTTCGCGATGCGTTCGGATACTGCGCGCTCGCTCTTGTAATCGTCGGCGGTCGGTGCGGCCGGCCCCTGCCATTGCGCCCAGGTAAATTTTTCCCGGTTGGCGGCGAAAACCTCGTAAGAAACCTTGAGCTTGATGCGACCTTCGCCGACCATCTCGTCGAACCAGCTTTCGTAAATTGCCTGCAACATTGGTGCTGCAAGACGCTCGCGGCGGCGCACGGCAATCGGCCAGATGGTGGCGTTTTCCATACGAACGGACGAATAGGTCGCATCGGAATGGTCCATGGCGTAGCTGCTGTACGTGACGCCGATAGCACGGGCGGTTTCGCGGTCAAGGCTGCTGGCAAAGGGCAGATATTCTTTGCCGGGCGTAGCAGATGTCCGGAATTGTAGATCTTCGCCGGGAGCAAGATGGGCGACCGTAGAAGTGCCATCGATATTGATGCTACTTTCTTTGGCTTTTTCCATTTTGGCTTTTAGGAAGCCTTCAAACTCATCACGTAACTCGGCATCTTCTAGCGCATCAAGTGCATCGAACGCATCCTTTGAAGGGTTCTCACTTGTTAGCACCGCCGCGAAAATGGTTTGTAGAATGGCAGTTTGCAGGGTCGCTTCGTCCAATACCTCTTTCTGGGCGTGCTTTCGGAACGCAGACGAAAGAACGGAAATGCCGCGAACGTCTGTTGCGTCGGTTGGGTCGAACAGATGCAGGACGATCGGTCGCCCTTCCGCGTCATATGCTGGATAGCGAACTTTCTGGGTAACGCCGTTGACCTTTTCCTCGAACAGATAACCGATCGGGCTTCCGTCCTCGTCGTGGTAAACGCCCTGAAACAGGTTTTCGAACTCGTTGGTGTCCTGCACCAGCTTGCTCGGCGGGGTCATGCAGACCTTCAGTCCGGTCCTGATCCCCTTCGCCCGGCGCTTGGCGCGCGGCATGTAGTCCAGAATGCCGGTGATTTCGCCATAGGCCATGTACCAACGCAGACCGATATCGACCAGCTGCGGCAAGGTGAACTTGCCCCGCATGTCGCATTCGCGTGGATTCCAAGCATAACGCTTCCATTCCCGCTTTATCTGCGCGACGAGGGCGGCAACTTCATCCGGCGAATAGCCGAGTTCTGCGAGTTCCGGCTGCGGCTGCAAGACAAGCTCGACGCCGACAGTATCGACGAGAACCTGATCGCAGGCCCCTTTGAGCTTGCCGGAATTCTGGATGAAATCCAGTGCATAGGCGGCGGCACGCCGCCAGCTTCGGCGGATTTCCTCGCGGTTGTCGACAATGGAAACCTGTTGTGCGGCTAGAACACCGCTCTTGGAATCACGCAACATGCGTGCGGTTGGTCGCGTCGAAACGCCCGACAGCACTGTGCCGGAGCGCAGCGCACGGCCTACCCCTTTAATGCGGTCGAGCAGCTTCATCGATTTTTCCATGCATTGCGCCGCGCTTCGGTATCGCGTGGCTTTTTCGGTTTCTCAGGCTTGTCGAAGACAGATTGCTCAGCATGGCCGAACAAATCATTCTCGGCTGGCACGCCATGAACCTTGACCAGCAGGTCGGCCCACCGCTCGGCGGTCAGGCGGAGTTTGCGTTCAAGGTGCCAGCCGAGTGCGAAGGCGTAAACGGTGGCATCAAACCAGTCGTTTTTGCGCCCTGCGATCTTTTTCCAGATGCGGCCCGCCTTTGACGGGATAAGCTTTCGCTTGCCACGTGACGGCTTGGACAGAGCTTCTTCATCCGGATCAACGAGACTTTCGGCGGTCAACTCCTTGGCGAAGTCTTCGTCGCAAATGTCGTTGGCGATGTGCAGCGTGTTGCGCGGCCATTGCCCGCTCTCATCGGCCCCCAGCACCAGATTGGCGAGAGAAGCGACGACAGCGGTTTTCACATCGAACAGGCCAACCGGATAGAGAAGAACCTTTGCAATGATGCGCCGGTGCTTGTCCTTGATGTCCCGCTTGACTGGTGTTCCAAGCCAGGGGAGCCCCTGCGGTGCGCGGCCGTCGAGCGCATAAACGTTCGCGCGTGGTGCGCAAAAACGATAAACGCGGTCGGTCGCGAAACCGGAGTCGACGCCGGAAAGGTCAATACCTTTCATACCGCCGCCGGCGGTCGGATATTCTCGCCCGAAAGCATCGGACAATTTGATCCACGGCTCGTCGCTTTGGTCAGGGGCTCCCTCGAAAATCTCCCGGTCGATGATCTGGTATTGGCCGCGCGGTCCAATGGCGATGACCATCCACTTGATGCCATAGCCCTGAACGTCGGCAGCGGAAACTACGAGACCGGCCCATGACGGGATGACCCGTGAAGGCTGGAGTTCCTTGCGCACCGCCTCGACGATTTTCTCATGCTCGACGGCCACGCCGGCAGGGTCATATGGCAGCGCCAAATCCTGCTGGAAGAATGTGCGCAGCTTGGTGACGTTGCCTTGTGCGTCCGTCCACCGGGACCAGATATCGGCCCAACGCTCACGTGGGGCATATGCGGCCCATAGATGCCAGGACGGTTGCCAGTCCCTGCAACGACCTTCGCAGGGATTGCAGCGCCAAAGCTCGATATCGGCCTCCGGTATCGCAAGAGGAATAGGCGGCTCGCCTTCGCGAACCCGGCGCGCTATCCATTTTCCTTGCGGCAGCATTTCATGTTTGTGCCCGTCAAGGATGACCTCGTTGCAGGAAATGCAGCGGAAGTGCACCGGCAGACCTCTTTCGGGATCTGCTGGCGACATGTTGTCGAATTCCAGTGCCTGATAGGTGCGGCAGTGCGGGCAAGGCAGGTAATAGTATCGCTGATCCCCAGCCTCGAAATCGTCGCTGATCGCACACGCACCTGCAATTCCGGGAGTCGATCCCTGCCATTCCTTCGCAGTGTCGCCATGCATTTTTTGGCGGGCGCGGGCCTGATCGCGAGGACTGCCGCGACCGTCAACATCGCTCTGGTAGCCGGTGATCTCGTCCATGGCGAGATACTTGATCGACACCATCTGCAGGCCCTTGGATGAACCTGCATTGACGATCTGGCAGAAGCCGCCGGCGAAACGTTTGAATGCCGTGGTCGAGCCTTGTTCATCGCGGCTGTTGACCGGAAGCACCTTGTGCTTGATGCGCGGTGTCGCCTCAATGGTCGGATGAAGTTTGATGCGGTTGAACTTCGTCGCTTCTTCCAAGGTCGGCAGCACGATCATCATCGAGCCAGGAGCCTGATCGACGATAAAGCAAAACCAGTTCTCGATTGCGGTCGATTTGCCAAGCTGCGCGGCCCAACGGGCAGTGCAACGGCGCGCCGGGTGATCTGGATGCAGGCAATCTTGCGGCTCGCGCAGATAAGGCACACGGTCAGTGCGGAAGTCACCCGGCCAAGGCGAGCCGGATTCAGGCGAAACCTTACGATAGCGGTCCGCGTGCTCGGAAATGGTCAGATTCTCAATAGGGCGGCTGGCAGCTTCCAGCCCCCGGAACAACACCAGTTCGCCACGGGGCAATTCCATGAATTGCTCGCGCGGCTGCGGGGCGTTCATATCTGCTCGCTTTCCTCTTTTGGTTCGTCGGTCGTGTCGGCCTCATCCCGCTGGCGCATGGCATCGATCCGTCCGAGAATGGTCTGATTGAAAACTTCCAGTCCCTTGCGGACAAACGCCTTGAGGACCATACGCGTGGCGCGTTCGTCGAACCCGTATTTCACAGAGGCGTTTGCGGCCTCCGTTTCCAGTGCGCGTTCGAACGCACTCTGCATCAGTGCGACTGCATCGCGGCCCGCACGATCCACTTCCGACACTTTGGTCAGTGTCTTGCGGCGTTCCGCCAAGTCCATTTCGCGCAGTTCGGCGTCGGCCTGGGCCTTTCGCGCTGCGCCATCGGACTGACTTCCCGAAAAGCGCGGCGCAGGGTTGAAGTTTCCCTGCGCCGCAATGGTCCGCGTCGTGGGAGGAGCCACGCGGATTCGGATATTCTCGTTTCGGTGGGCGACCAGAGTATTGAACTCGACCAGTCGCGCCTTTCCGTCGTCGCGAAGCTCGATCGCTTCGGAATGTTGCTTCAGGTATCGCGACAGGGTCGAGCGCTCGACCAGATCGCCCATCGCGGTCAGCCGCGCGGCGGCTTCCGAAATCGAAATCCAATCACCGTCCGACATGGCGTCCTGTTTTGCGTTGTGTGTATGCACACGTGCAAGCACGTGTATCTGTGTATCGCTTTCAAAACGACCTACTGGCGAAAACCGGCAGTCGAGCCCGCCCGTCCGGTGGATTAGACGGGGATACGGTCCCTAAAAGGGGGGGGGTCAGGCGAGGAGCTTGCGAATGACCGCCTCGACCCGAGGGGGCATGGTCACCGTTGCCTCGCGCTCGAATGCATCGCGGGTCTCGCCGCGCACCATCTCATCGGGAATGCGAACATCCGACTTCACCTGCGTGATGCGTCGTTGCGAAGCGCTGCCAATGCGTCGGTAGACATGCCCTTCCAAATTCCAGTGCTTCACGTGGCGGTAGGGGAACTGCCCGCCCATGATGAAGGTGCCGGGGAACACGCGGCGCTGACCGAACGGTTGAGCCGACACGCCCTGCCGGGTTTCTCTTGCCCTGAAATACTTCAGACGGATGAACCCGCCACGCGATTGCAGGGAATAGAACAATTTTCCCGGCTTTGCGGTATCAATGTTCTTGACTGCCCGAACGATGACCTCCCGTTCCAGTCCTGTTTGTTTCGTGAGGTTGCGCACCACGCGGGTGCGGGCACGCCGACCAACCTGATTGACGATGCGCGGCAAAACTTTCGGAAATTCCGTTTGCAGCCGCTTGATGCCGCCGGCGTACCGGCGCAGCCCTTCGATGTTTTCCCACCGATAGACGAGCATCGCGAATTCCGCCTCTCGAAACGAAAAACCCCGGTCGCGAATGCGCCGGGGTTCTGTCTAATCTTTTTTAGCATCCAAGGTGTAAGTCAACTATTCGGCGCAGGTCAACACATATTTTCAGCCTCCAGACGCTGGACCCGCTCAAAAGCCCGGAAAAGCTGGATGCCGACCATGTCGCGATCTTCAATCCATGGCGTTGCCGAGCGGTGTGAAAAGACCAACTTATGGTCGACCAGACGATTTATCAGTTCTGATTCTAGCCTCGCCAAAGCTGCAACCCAAATCTGGTAATCAATACGGCCCAGAATATCGGCTGTAGGGTCCGGAGTGAGAACAAATTTGCGGTATGCACCCGGATATGGCCGACGCGCGCGACGGTTAAAACCGTCAACCTCCATCAAGTATTCCCTACCGAAAGCGTCAACTGCTGACCGTTGCACGAACCATGCAGGTTCACCTTCGCGGCGCGCGAACACAACGCATTCGGGTTCCGGTGCGCTGTAGTCGGGTGAGCGGCCCAAAACGGCGCTGGAGATAACAAGCGATGCGATGCCAGCGCTGCGCGAACGGGCAGGACGCAGCATCAGACGTTCGGTCGCCCGCGCCACCGCATCTGCCGTCAGCCCGTCGAAATCCTGCCAGTCGGCAACCGGGTTCCAGCCTTCCGGGAAAGAAACGTCAAAGCGGGCAAGTTCGGCAACTGCCTTGCCGACTTCCAGCGCATCTTCATGCGGCGCGCCCTGTTCGACCCACATTCCGGGTTCTGTCCGGTCGCGGTCAATAAGCGTCATGAGTTCCGCATAGCCCAGAACCTTTCCCCAGGACGAAGCCTCCAGTTGCCGCCAAGCAGAGTGACAGTTTGCTAGCCCGTCAGCCCCACCACCCTTCGGAAGCTCATGCACAAACGCCCATGTCAGCAGTTCGTCTATTGTGATTGTGCGCATTTTTCTCTCCTTCAAGGCTTCCGCCCCATTTTTTAGTGTTCCGTCCCTGATTGTCGCTTTGCGACCCAAAATAGACGGCAGCTATCCCGTTGAAATAAAAGGGAAAAGGAAAATAGGAGGGACGCAAGGGACGCTAGGGACGATAAAACGGGGGTACATACATGAACAAAACACCATGATTTCCCCTATCCCTTCTGGATATACGCGCGCATGTGAAACCAGGGTTTTGCGTCCCTAGCGTCCCTACCGGCATATCTTATTGATAACCCAAACCCTTTTAGCGGGGCGCTAGCGTGTAGCCGCCTTCGTAGCGTCCCTTGCGCCCCAACAATCATCCCAAATCGGGTATGAAGGGAGGCGAAGCGGCCCACGGCTATGCACGTCAAAGGGGGACGGGGCCGCGTCATTGGTCATACCCCTCGCCATGGCTCTGCGGGGCGGGGCGGACGAATTCGTCACGTACCCGAATCCCCTTATAGACAGTCGTTCCGCTTTTCGCCTTCCAAAATCGTCGCATGGTGTCATCATCCCCACGCCACGCCATTCGCGTGTAGTCAGGGAAGCGGCGCGCAAACGTCCCTTGTTTGAATTCCGGCGCGCCTTCTCGTCCCGCGAAGTTTGAATAGCCGATGAAGAGGTCGGCAGGCGTCGAAACGTCCTCTTCGTTCCCTGAAACGATACACGCGGCCCGGATAAACGCCCCGATAGGGTCGCTTTCCTCCCGATATTCGTTTGTGGCAGCGAGCACTTTTTCAGGCGTTGCCAAGCCGGAATTCAGATAGTTGATGGCACCTTGCACCATCCAATTGAGAACGCCTGTCGCTTCAGCTTTCAGCTTCTGCGGCAAATCGCGGTCAACTTCCTGCTTTGGAATTTGCACTTCCCACGGCACGAGATTGACGCGGCGCCATATGCCGTCTGACGTATCATCGATGCGCGGCTTATGGTTGCCCGACAGGATGATCTTAAATTGGGGCATGACCTCAATGAAATCCTGATGCAGACGGCGCACCGGAATCTTCTCGCCGCCCGTGAGGGTTTTGATAAGGGCGTCTTTCAGCTTCACGCCCATTTCCGGTTCCGAGGCCGAAACAAATCGCGCGCCCGGCAAACGCGCGAGGTCAGGGGTTGCCTCGCTGCCGCCGCGTTTTGTGTCGCCAGCGAAGCTGTCGATGGAAAGCGTTACGGCATAATCTCCGAGTATTTGACACAGAAGGTCAACAAACGTCGATTTGCCGTTTCGCCCCGCGCCATAGAAGAAAACCAGACATTGTTCGATGGTCAGCCCGAGCAGGCAGTATCCGCAGAAGCGTTGCAGGAATTCGCGTATTTCCCGATCCGGCTGCACACGTTTCAGGAAGTTGTCAAACTCCGGCGCGGCAGCCGATGGCGACCAGTCGAACGGGGCGAGCTTTGATATAAAATCAGCGGGGTTATGCGGGTCAAGGCGCACTTCCCATGGATGGTAGGTGGGATGATCTGGGTCAGATTCTTCATTCTCCCGCCTGAAAAACCGTAATGTCCCATTGTTGCAGTTTACCGCATAGAGGTCGCAATTCAGGTCGCCGACCATCTTCGCCACATGCGGGGCGGCTTCCGTCATCATGTTGTTGAGCTTCGACGTGCCCGCGGAGGATTTGGCATGGCGGTGTCTGGAAGACTTGCGCCCATCCACGTTCTTCTTTGCCTGCTCGCCGGCGTCAATGACGTCTTCCAGCTCGATCCAGCGGGCAAGTTTCTCTGCATCCCAGTCCTTTTTCGGCGTCCCCATTTTTTTGCGTTCGGCACGGGCATCCCGGCCTGCATTGATGGCTTTTTCTTCCTCTTCTGTCGCAGTAAGGAGGCGTGCCTCGTCGGCTATCAATTCCGCTGTGCGTTGCGCCAAAGGGCGTACAACCGACCCGTCTTCATCTTCCTTCCAGCGCCGTTTGTCGTATCCATGCCAACCCACGCGGGCGACATGAACCACCTGACGCCCATACCGGATAAGAAACCGCCGACCGTTGCCGATGTCGGTTTCCGGCTCCAGCGCGGCTTCGGCCAGCGTATCCTCGGGGCTGAGTTCTTCAGAAGGGAAAGGACTGGCGGGCGGCTCCATGGTGGCAGACGGTGTGCCGCCCGCCGCCGCTTCCGCCTGCCGTGACGCTTCGGCCATGATTGCGCGCACTGCGGCCGGTATGTCTTGAGTATTCTTTGTCACGCGGCACCTGCCATCATTTCGGAAAAGTCTGTGCCTGCCGGGGGCCACGCGATAGCAATCCGCCGTCCTGGCTTGGCAATTCTGGCTTTCGCCCGTGCCATGGCAGCGGAAGTCATGACGCGCTCGGAATCGCCATCGCCCAGAAGCACGATCTCGCTTACATGGTCGCCAACCCAGAAAGCGTCATCCGGACCTTGGTCGGGGCGCGGAACCGGACCCTGCACCATGACGGTGCGCAGACGCCCCTTGGCATCTTCCTTCTTCAGGGTCGGGTGCGCGAAGCGCGATGCAGGGTCGGCGGGGCCGGAAAGATTGCCGAGATCGCCGGCGGCGAAATAGAACGTATCAGCCCGCAGGTTTTCTGCGCGTGCAACGGCCAGCGTGTTTTCTATGCCTTCGCCGCCCACCCAACGTTCCATGCTTGGATGACCGGCAAGTGGGATAAGCCCGCCCTTTTTGCTGCCGCGCATCTTTTTGGTTGGCAACACTTCACCGGTCGCAGTGTCAGTGATTTCCGGTCGGCATTTCGGGCGGCGGGTGAGGTCAATCCAAGTGATGTGGCACCCGACGACGCTGAGGTCAGGGCCGATGATCGGTGCGATCATGGCAGGCCCTTCATGCAGGCTCGCGTCACCATGCCAATAGGTTACAGATGTATCGACACGCAGCCAGTCATATTCGGGTACACATGCGCCCCTTGCCATCAGATAAAACCGGCCATGCATCGCCCCAGCACTGTAAAGAGTGACAGCGCGGCCATAGATTCCCCGCGCCTTGTTGCGCTCGATCTCACGATAGTCAGCCTGGCTTTTTGCCCGTTCTTCCTGCAATTCGACGTTGCGCTGGCGCTGCTCCTCCAGTCGCTGCAAGCGTGCAGTCCTGTCGGCGTCCGATTCGCGCTCACCACCTTCCGGAATGGGCTGGTCAAGGAGGATCGAGCAGGCTTCCAGCAAACCCTCGCGACTACGAACATTGAGGCCACGCACATGCGCTGCCATTCCAATGGCATCATTCCCGCCGATACCGCCTTGACGGCAGTTCCATTTGTTCTTCTGGGTGTTGAAGGCGAATGTGTCCTTGCCGCCGCAGGCGGGGCAGGGTTGCGGGTGCTCGCTTCCACGCGGGTTGCATTTCAAGCTGAGGCGCTGCGCAGCATCCGCTATCGTGATGGCGCGCGCATCCTCGACAAAAAGTTTCAGCGCGGCGCTCATTTTGCACCTCTGCAAGCGTCGATGTTGCCGAGTATTGGGCGGAAAGAATAGGCGGCAACCCATGGGTTAGCCTCCCAAGCGCCGGGGCCGTTGATGTGATCCCACAACGCGGCGTAGCTTCCGACGGGGTCGCCGTTCCAAGAGGCGGCTACCCCCGTGATGCCGAAAGTCGGAGCGACCCACTCAAGGCCCTCGGCGATTGCATCCTCGCGGCTGCAATCCTGCAACCGCTCGACACCGACGCCGGTCACTTCGAGTGTGATGCGGGAAGCCCACCGGGGCATATGCATTGCTTGCCGATATCTGCCTTCGATTCCGAAGTTATCAGCGTCATCGGTGGCGATATACTTGATGCCGGGGTAGTTGGTGGAAATATCTCGCGGCGCTCTCGTGTCGAGACGCGCCTCGCAACGCCAAGCTTCGCGCACCCATAACCGATCGCCGGCGCGAATTCTGGTCCAATAGCGCGGAGCAATTTTGCGCATGAGATAATCAGTATTTCCACGATGACCATGGGTTCGGCATGTAGCGTCGTCGAGTTCCACCGGTTGAGGCTTAAGCACTCGCCGAGTTTGCGTTTTCCCAGTGCCGGGGTTCTCTATTTCTCGCAATATCGCGCGCACCATCATCGCGCTGAAAAGGATAGGCTTATCCATCATTCCGCTGCCTCCATACGAAGGGCCAGATGGCTGCAATTCGCGGCAACGAGCGCGGCGGCAACAGGTGGTGAAACGCTGTTGCCACAACATGAGACCTGCACCGATTTTGAGAAAAGCTCGCCATTGACGCCGCGCTCGATTTCGTAATCAGGCGGGAAACCTTGCGCGAGATAAAGCTCGCGAGGCACCAACATGCGCATGCCGATGTCGACGATGACATAGACCACGCCGCCCGCTTCGATGGTGACGAACTCGCGCTCGTCCCAGAAACCGTAGGCGCGGAGAAATGCAGCCACTTCACGCGCCCGTTCGGCCTCTGCTGACGTGAAAGGTGGCACGTCGAGCGCGGCCTCGACATGGCCGTGACGGTCTTTGGTGGTTACGGTCCTGACGGGCTGGTTTTCTTCACCGCCATCGCCGGATCCGTAATAGGCTTGCAGATATGGCGCCACCACGCTTTGCTGCGAGCCGGTTTGCGTGACCGTCGAGACCGGCTCATCCATGGAGCGACCGGGGTTGACGCCGCCTTCGCGGCGGCTATCATTATTATGCTGCGCCATGTAAGCCGTAATCAGGCGCGACTTGCCTTGGCCGTCCGGCATAACGGTGTGGGCCGGCACATCAACGCCGTGGCCTGTAGACGTCCCGAAATCGCGAGCGACGAAGGCGGTTGCTATACAGGTGTCCGCCTTGGCCGTGGTTGTGTGCATTGGTTCGTCGGCACCGCGTGGGCGGCTCTGACCTGCGCGGCCACCGCAACCAACCAACGTAGGCACAATAACGCTGTTCTGGTCTTTCGTGCTGGCAGTGATGGTATGCGCCGGGCTGTCAATCGAACGGGTCGAGCCGCCATGCTGGGCGGCGGTAAGCACCGGCGCGACAACCGTCAGCCCGGCCCCGCCTGCCGTGATGGTGTGGGTTGGCTCATCTGCACCATTGAAAGGCTTGCCCGCATTTCGCATCGTCATCAGATGCGGGGCGACAACGCCCAAAGGAGCCGCGCCGCCGGGCCGTTTGATAAAGCTGTTTGCTGTTACTGTAGAAAGCGGCTCGCGAGCGTCCTGCCCCGTGGCTCCGGTGTTGAAGCGAATAACGGACGGCGCAATTAGCGCGTGCCGGTTTTCAGTTACGACGGTTGCGAGTGGTCCGTCGATTTCCGAAATTCGTTCCGAGCGCCCCTTATCGTGACTGTAGTACGATGCGAGGTGCGGGGAAACCACAGCCTTTTCACCGCGATGCGCGCCGGTGATAGTTTTGAACGGCTCGTCAACCGCCTCAACCCGCCCGCCATGGGTCAGGTTTACAAGGAACGGACGTTCGGCATCCAGCACATAGCGCTTCATGCCACGCGCGACACGAGCCATGGTATTATCAGCAAGCGGGCGAACCGACCGAAGCCCATGCTTTTCCATAATCTGTTCGGACGTGTCGAAAATGGAAGGGCAGGGCAGCGACCAGTCGATAATTTCCGCTGCGGTGCGCCATGGTAGCTTGTGCCCGGATATAACGTCGGGATCGGTAGGCGCACCATGTGTCGGTTTCGGCCACACAATGGGCTGACCGTCGAAGCGGATAACGGCGAAGAAGCGCTTGCGGATGGTTGGCGCGCCATAATCGCAGGCGCGCAACTCCCGCCACTCGATCTTGCCTCCGAGCAAGCGGATCTTACGACACCATTTTTTGAAGTATTCGCCCTTTCGTTCCGGATCGGGCATCAAACCGCGTGCCGTTTCCATCAACGGGCCGTAATCCTGAAACTCCTCGACGTTTTCGAGAATGACAACATCGACTTTGCCGCCGCTGCGCTGAATGCGCTCGATCCAGCCGGGAATGATCCATGCAAGGTCGCGGATATTGCGCTCGACCGGCTTGCCGCCCTTGGCTTTTGAGAAGTGCTTGCAGTCCGGGGAAAACCAGCCCAGCCCGACATGCGCGCCACGCAGATAGTCGAGCGGGTCGATTTTGTAGACGTTTTCTGACAGATGCAGTGTGTGCGGATGGTTCGCCTCGTGCAGCGCCAGCGCGGCCGCATTGTGGTTGATGGCAATATCCGGTGAACGGCCCAAAGCCATTTCAATGCCGGTGGATGCACCTCCACCGCCGGCGAAGGAATCGACGATCAGGGGCAGGATCATTGCGCACCCCCGGTTTCTTCTCGGCCACGCATGCCCCAGCACTGGTCTATGCTCCAGGTGCGGCAGATGGTGTTGAAATAGGAGCGGACCTTATAGACCGACATGCCAGAAGCCTTGGCGATTTCGCTCTGGGTCATTCCCATTTCGCGAAGGAGCGCCAGCCCTTCGATAGTCATGACTGTCGGCAGGTCAGGCGTGAAACTTTGAGGCGTAATGCTGCCGGGCTGGCCGAATGTGATCATGGATAAACCTCTCGTCTGGTGGCGAGTTCGTTGCTGTCGAAAAATGAGGGGGAGCGCTCCAGCCATTCGCAGAGCGCGAGAAAGGATTCCGTCGATATGCTCTTGCCGTGGATCGCGCGGCGAACATCGTCCCTTGGAATATCGCAGAGCCGAGCAACGTCGATCTCCCGCAGATGCGAGCAGATGCGCTTGCGGTCGACATACATGCCGAAAATCGTGAGGTCGGTGGAAAAAGCGGCGGTCATCGTCCCGCCCTGTCGATTATGAAAATCGGACAAAAATATCCGAATGCTGTTGACATTCGGACAAAAATATCCGATATTGCTTTTGTCAGTACGGAGAACCCGATGGACAAGAGAGACCGCTTCATAGCCGAGCTAAGGGATGAAGCAAAAGCGCAAGGGCTGGCCTTCCGGGTCAGCAAGAGCAAAGGAAAAGGCGGGCACGCAACAGTATGGGTAGGAGATCGCTTCACCACACTGCCGAGCCGGGAAATCGATCCCAAGACCGCCGCGAAGATCAAGAAAGGGTTGGGGCTCATCTGAGCCCCTCCCGCCACACAAAGGAGCAAAGGACTGGACGAATGAGAACATACGCTTACGCAGCCGTGTTCGAGCCTACCGAGCGGGAAGGCGGCTTCGTTGTTACATTTCCGGATGTGCCGGAAGCTATCACCGAGGGTGATGATATGGCGGACGCCCGCGAGCAGGCTGCTGACGCACTTGGTGTGACGCTGCTCACCTATCTGGAGATGGGACGAAGCCTGCCCGAAGCGAAGGCAAAGGGAGAATTGATCTGGCCGGATGCGGAAGTCGCAACCAAGATTGCCGTGATCGAGACTTTCCGCGCTTCGGGCCTTTCCAGGACTGAACTCGCCCGCAGGCTTGGCAAGGACGAGAAGGAGGCGCGTCGCCTGCTTGATCCGGACACTGCGACCAAGCTTCCCCTCATGACGGCAGCACTTGCGGCCATGGGGCAGAAGCTGGTCATCGGATTGGAGGCGGCAGAATAGACCAATCGTCATCATAACACCTCTGTACTGAACAAAGGGCCGTGATCGGTCATTGAGGATGGCGCGTCAGCGATGACGCGCCATTCTCTTTCTATGCGGCGCTTGGCAATGTCAGCATACTCCGGATTGAGTTCTATCAGCATGGCGCGGCGGCTATGGCGCGCCGCCACAAGCCCCGTCGTTCCGGCCCCGCCGAATGGATCGAGGACAACGCCGTCTTTCGGGCATCCGGCAAGAATGCAGCGTTCCGCCAGTTCCGGCGGGAATGTGGCAAAGTGCGCTTCAGAAAATGGTTTGATGGCAATCGGCCAGACGGAAAGCGGCGCAGGCTCGAAATTGCGAAGAAAGCGCCCGTTTGCGCCTTGTTCTTCCTTCGTCATTTGATCCCGACGACCCTTGAAACCATCATGGCTTCTATCGTGACCGCGCTGCTTGTCTTTTCGCACGCGGTTATGAGCGACGGGCGAGTGTGGAGTGTCGCTTCCTGTTGCCCAACCTTGAACCGGGTGAGCCAGTCCCGTGGCACTAACCTGCCGTACGGCCTCGGCATCATAATAAGCGCCGATGCGTATCCAGCGCGCACCTTCGCGTGACGGGTCGCTGATGAAGGGGCAGCGCTCTGTCAGATCCGGAGCGAAGGAAATCTCGCCCGTATCGCGGGCGCGCCATACGTCGCCATCGTCTGATTTCGTCAGCATGAAGATTTTCTCATGCGCTGCAGACGGGCGGTATGCACCGGAGGAATCCGGCATGGGATTGGATTTGCCCCAGATGATTTCCGAGCGAACCCACCAGCCCGCGTCTTGCAGAGCGATGGCCAGGCGGTTCGGGATCATCAATAGGTCTTTGGGCTTGATGCCGCCGCCAATGGTTGAAAATGGCTTGTCGCGAAACGTGCGATCGTCGGTGCCCTCCGCCTTGTAATCGGCGGCACACTTGCCGTTCGGCGTGGTGGCGTAGCAGTCGCCATAGTTGATCCAGCATGTGCCGGTGGCCTTCAGGACACGGCGTACCTGCTCGAACACGGCTACCATCGTTTCCAGATGCGAAGCGAGCGTCGGTTCAAGGCCGATTTCCAACGGCTTCAACGGGTCACCGTCAGCGATATAGCTGCGTAGCCCCCAATATGGAGGCGAGGTCACAACGCAATCCACGCTGTCGGATGGCATTCGGGCAAGCGCGGCCATCACGTCGTCGACAATGATTTCCACGCGTCCGTCGAGCAGGCTGATAGTCATCGCGTCACCGCCCAATAGAGAAACGCAGCATAAGCGCCGCCGATGGTGACCCCGGTGCAAAGTGAGGCGAGCAGAAGAACGATGTGGCTGGGACGCTGTGCGGGAGAGGGTCGGCGCGCCATGATCAGTCATCCCCGATGACGCGCAAGGCAGGATCGCCGCGACGCGCATTGGCAATGTGACCGGAAAGCTCGCGGCGCAGGCCCGAAATATTGCGTTCGGCCTCGCTCGCCACCTTGTCGAGTTGCATGGCTTCGGTGCCGGTGACCTTGCCGTCAGCGAAAACGCGGGCGCCGATGCTCATAACCTCGCCAACGCTGGCCACGACTTCGGAGTGGGCCGCGAGCAGATTGCCCGCTGCGCGAACATCCTCATCCGGCTCGGCCAGTCGGCGGTTGTTGAGCGATGCCATCACCGACGTGACGCAAAGCACGCCGCATTCGTTTTCAAGCTTGTAGACCACATTGAGAGGCATCAGGTCGGTTTCGGTCGACAGGTTCCACCGTCCGACATGACTTTTGGAGAAGCCGGATAGCTCGACCACGCGCTCGATACCGCCGCAATATTTGATGAGGTCGCGCTGTGCCGACTTGATCCTTTGGAACCATGCGTCTGTCAGTTGCGTCATGGGGAAATCCTCAAAAGGCAAAGTTTTCCCGTGGCGGGAAAAGCCGCTGTTTTTTCCCGTTAAGGGAAAGGGTTTTTGGTGTCAGTTTGCCGGGGTCAGATCACTACGGCGGGCCGCTAACCTTCACACGCTGAAGGGGGCGCACCAGCCACCGGAAAAACGGAGTAACAGCGCGATGCCAATGCCGAATGCGGAAACCGCCCTTGTCATGGAACGGATCAAAAATGCGGCGGTCACCAAGGCCCTTGAAGAGCTTGCCGTATTGCTCGCTGGCAGGATCGATTATCGGCATTACCGGGCAGTGAATGCGCGCCTTGTTGAAGTCGTCGAGCGAATGCCAGTAATCCCACTGAAATTTGCGGCGGGCGTGCAGGTTGACGCGCTCGATATGGAGATGATCCAGCAGAATACGGTAGGCCTCACCATCAACGCGATTGACGACGCCTTCAAGGCGGCTCGCAAGCGATTGCGCTAGAGAACGGCAGAAGGTCGCACGAAATGAAAAGTAATCATGCTCTCGCGCTTCGCGCTCCAGCCGGGCAATTTCCCGGCGGACTAGGATTTTCAGGCGGCGCAGGCGCACCCGGTCCAGATCGCGGCGCGAATGGCCGGTCAGGAAAGCGCAGGCTGCGTTGTCAAGGCGGAGAAGAAGTGGATTCATGCAGCCAATTTCCTTTTGCTTTGAAGGCAGATGGAAATGAATTCGCTTGCCGTTACACGGCCACCGGTTCCGCGCTCGACATCAAGGGCAAGATCTACGCTTGGATTTCTAGCCCCGGACAGCGCGCGCGTTAGAGTGCTCGGCGACCTGCCGATCCGCTCTGCGAAAGCAGAAATCCGTTCACCTGTTTCATCGAGATAAAGCTGGAGCGTGTTCATGACCCGAAAGTTGCCAAATAGGCAAATTAAAGTCAATAGCGAATTTGCCTATTTGGCTATGGAATTGCGCGGGAGTGTCGCTGATATTTGCCACATGGACAAAAAAACCGACAACCGCATTCGTGAATGGCGCACGGAACGTGACCTCACTATTGAACAGCTAGCAGAGGCCACCGGCCTTTCCGTCTCCTATGTTTCGAGACTGGAAAGCGGTGAGCGAAACCTGTCGGTCCGCAACATGAATTTGTTTGCGCATGCGTTGAATGTTGAGCCAAAGGACTTGCTTGCCGTCGCCAACGAAAGGCCGAAAACGGCGGTTGCGGTGATGGGGCGTATAGGTGCTGGGGCTGAAATTCGTCCAGACGAAGAGCAAATTCCGCCGGAAGGGCTCTATGAAATTGAAACCTTCTTTCCGCTTCCAGATGACGCTATTGCCTTTGAGATTGAGGGCGATTCTCAATATCCACGATATGATCCAGGTGACATCATAATCTGTTGGCGGCATAGCAGCACGCCGGAGCACCTTGTTGGCTCTGAGGCCGCAGTAAAAACCGCCGATGGTCGGCGGTATCTCAAAAGGATTCTCCGAGGATCGCAGCCGGGGACATTTGATCTGGAGAGTCATAACGCGCCACCGATCCGCGGCGTTGAGATTCAATGGGCTGGTTCCATTCAGTCGGTCATTAGAATGGGCCAGTGGAAGAAATTGCCGTCATCGGAGCGAGTTCATATGATGAGAAAGATGACGGCACAGGGCAAATAGGGGGGCGAACTGCGTAATTTAATTCAAATCTGTGCGTCGGCGTTGCTCTTGGGGTTGCATTTGAGTTTTCCCGCTTTCGCGTATGATGAAAAGAAGGGTGCCGAACTGCTTGAAGGAAGCTGGCAATCGTTGGCCTCCGGAGAAACGTGGGTCTTCGATTGCGCCGCTGGCAAGTGGCAGCAATTCATTGGTGCGAAGCAAATGGGTGCAGACTTCGAGCTTATCGCAATGCCCGCGAATCTCATTAAGATCGCATCGTCATCTGGGCGCAAATACATTGTGCACTTCAGTCCGGACGCCATGCTCATCCGCGTTTTCCTCGAAGGGGAAGATGACGTGCCTTTGATGCTACAACGATCCAAATAAGAGGCTTCTGCTGATAGGCGATCCCGGCGTGTGTCCGGGATTTTTTTTGCCCTACCGTCAAGCTTAACGCAATGCGATAATCTTAGGATTTGCCTATATGTCAAAATCGGCTTGACTGGGATTTGCCTATTTGGCAATAATTACTCCATCACAACCGATGGAGTCATCCATGAGCTATCTCAATGCACGTTCTGCCGGGCTCACGCGTCCAGTTGCGCCAGTCCGCAACACAGGCCCGCGCGAATTGGAGCGGACCCCGCACCTCCGCGCCATCGAAATGGCGAAGACAATGCAGGACATTGCAGCGTCATCTGGCGCCGCGACCTTCAAAGACCTGGTCCGAGCCGGGTTTACCTCTGCCGAAATCATCGAGTTTGGGACACAGGCCCAGCAGATGGCTGCGGAATGGAAATCGGAAAGCCGGAAAGCGGGTCACGATAACCTTACTGACATGGTCATGAAGGTGAAACAGCCGGTTCCCAACCGTCCGCCCATGACTGTCGATCTGATCGCCTCAACGCCGTTTTTTGAGGCTTGGGGTCGGTATTGCGCCAGCCGCGCGGCCTTGATGCTGGACCCGTGGACACCGCAGCGCGAGCGCTGCATCTGTGTTTTGCAGAGCTTCCTCAACTTTCTACCGTTGCTACCGGCAGAGCGCGCCAAGCTCACGCTGGCAGCAGAGCAGACCCTGCCGAAAATCCCGGTGCGTAACGGGCGGACGCTGTCATGACCGCGACAGAGGCCATCGCCGCAAGCGTCATCGCTTTTGCGCTCCCGTTTTTCTCGCTCGTAATCGGTATTCCGCTATGACTTCCGAAATTCTCTCGTTCCGTCCGGACGGCTCCGTCATGGATCTCGCTAAGCCTCTGGAAAGCGATATCCATTGGCCCACAATTGCTAGTGCCCTCTCGAAGCTGGCCCGTTTCAACGGCATCAACAGAGGGCCGATGTATTCGGTTGCGCAGCATTGCGTGATGGGGGCCGATGCATTGGCCAATGAAACGGGCGATACGACTCTATGTGCCTATTTTCTTCTGCACGATGCCCACGAGGCGTTCATAGGTGAATGGCCCAGACCGGCCGTTTTGTTTCTCGCCGATGCGCTCCATAGCACGCACAATATTCCCATGCAGTGCGTCCGTGACGGGGTCAAAGAGGTCAAGGCGCGGCTTGACGAGGTGATTTTTCGAAAGGCTGGCCTGCCACAAGCTTTGCCGTTTGCGGTGAAGCAGATGGATGAACGCATGCTGCGCGCCGAGACGCTGGCACTGTTTGGCAAGAACGCCCTCAAGAATCTGGCAGTTCCAGAATTACCGATGCCGAAGCTCACCGGGGCGATCAAACCTTGGGCGCCGATGAAGGCCGAAGAAGCATGGCTTGACCGGCTGTCCCGCTATCTAGGCATCGACTGGAGGGCGGCGGCATGACGTACAATCGTCATGAAATTATCGGCCGTCTTGGTGCCGATCCCGAGGTTCGTCGCTCCAACAATGGTGACGTCATTGTCACCATGCGCGTGGTCACCTCCGATTACTGGCGCGACAAGCAGACAGGCGAGCGCAAAGAAAAGGCCGAGTGGCATACGGTTGTGATCTTCAACCAGGCGCTGGCCAAGACTGCCGAACAATATCTGTCTAAGGGAAACATCGTTTTCATCGCCGGCAAAAGCCGTACACGCAAGTGGGAAGATCAGCAGGGCAACACCCGCTATTCCACGGAACTCGTGCTGGAAAGCTTCGGTGGCGAATTAAAGCTCATGCCGCAGGGCAATGGCGGCGGGCGAGGCCCTTCCAGTCAGGACGATTATGGCGAGAAGAGTTCCCGCGATCAGTCGAGCCAGACCGCGAGCCAGCAAGGCGGTGGCTACAACCCAGCTTTGGATGACGAAATCCCCTTCGCGCCCGAATGGCGCGGATAACGGGCGAATTACGCCCTTCAACCAGCAGAGGAAACCATGCAACGCATCCGCGATTCCAACACCATCATTGGCCTTCTGGAAAACGGCGAACTGGCGCAGCGCCTTACCAACGAAATGATGGACACACTTGCCGCCTTGCAGGAACACACCGGCGGACGCCCAAAGGTCAAGGCCAAAGGTTCTGTCACGCTGAAGCTCAATATCGAAGTGGTTGACGGCACCGTCACCATTGAAGCGGAAACCAGTTCCAAGCGTCCGAAGCCGGTTCACGGTTCATCGTTCTACTGGCTTCTGGATGACGGCTCTCTTTCCACCCAGCACCCCAAGCAAATCGACATGTTCGGCGGTCCTCGCGATGCATCGCGCGGCTTCACCGACGTGATCCACGGCTAAATCAATCCAACCAACAGGATCTATTATGTCCGAGAATACCGCTACTTCTGAACTTCTGCCGATTACTCCCAAGGGCTTCGATATTCGAGCCGCAGCCGAACTTGGCGCGCGCGCAGAAGGTGCCGAACTCGTCACTATCCAGACCAACGAGCAGATGGTCGGCCTGCCGAAATCAGTCCCGGCTTTATTGACGCGGGGTGAAGAGCCCGGCATCGAAAGCGTTTCCAAGCTGCTGGAAGAGCACCGTTTGCACCCGGTGCGCAAAAAGGGCACAGCCCACGCGCAGACGCTGGAATCGCTGATTGGTCTCTCCAATCGCCATAAGACCGAAAATTCCGTCGTGTTTGTCGATCTCAATTGGAAGAAGCCATCCATGACGACTGTCATCGACTATCACGAAGCCAAAAACGGCGGCATTGCTGACTTTCTATCCCATCGCATCCATTACGAGTTCCCGCTGTCCGAAGAGTGGAAAATCTGGCTCAGCAAGGATGGCGAGTTCATGGAGCAGGAGAAATTCGCCTACTTCCTTGAAGATCGTATTCCCGATCTGGCATCACCGTCCGACGCTGACGTTGCCAGTATCCAACGTGATTTCTCCTGCACCGTCGCCAACCCCAACCAGTTGGTCGAGCTTTCGCGCAAGATGCAGATCAACGTGGAGTCCAAGGTTAAGGTCAATCACACCCTGCAATCTGGTGAGCGCCAGCTGCAATGGGAAGAAAACCACGTCGGTTCGGACGGTAAAGCCGTCACCGTGCCGGGCATGTTTATCCTGTCGATCCCCGTGTTCTTCATGGGCGACAAGGTCCGCATCCCGGTACGCCTGCGCTATCGTGTCAGCGGCGGCAGTGTCTATTGGTGTTATCAGATTTACCGCCCTGACCAGATCATTACCGAGCACCTGGAGCAGTCGGTCACCGACATTAAAAAGGCAACCGAACTGCCATGCTTCGCGGGCAAGCCGGAGGGTTCGGCGTGACTGCGGTTTCATTCGCCATAGAAAGGGGAGCTTTGCTCCCCGCCCTTGCGGCGGTTAATCGCGCCGTTGAAAAGCGCAACACGATCCCGATTCTCGGTAACGTGTTGCTTAAGGTCGAGGACGGCCACCTGTGCGTCACCGGCACGAACCTTGATATCGAGGTTCAGGCCGTCGCAAAGCAGGAAGGCTTGCCCACCATCGCGCCATTCACCGTGCAATCGGGCTTGCTGCACGATGCCGTCAAGAAATTTGCCGATGGGAGCATGGTCGAATTCGAAGGCGACCAGACCCATGTAAATATCAAGTCCGGACGCTCGCGCTTTCGTTTGCAGGTGCTGCCGGCTTCCGACTTTCCAGAAATGGCAGTGGATGATTTCACCCACGAGTTTTCCATCGCAGGTAGCACGCTCGCACGTGTCCTTGCCACGGTCGGCTTCGCAATCTCGACCGAGGAAACGCGCTATTATCTCAATGGCGTGTTCATGCACCGCGACGGGGAACATCTGGCATTTGTCGCGACGGATGGCCACCGGCTCGCGCTCATGAAACTGGATGCCCCGGCGGGAAGCGACGGCGTTCCCGGCATCATCATTCCGCGCCGCACCGTTGCCTTGCTTCAGCACTTCGCTGAAGGTGATGAGGATATCGTTCTTAAACTGTCCGAACGCAAGATGCGCATCGTCCTGCCGGATGGCACTGCCATCACATCAAAGCTGATTGACGGCACCTATCCGGACTATCAGCGCGTGATTCCGACGAGCAACGACAAATCCTACACCGTTGACCGCACCGGACTTGCGGACGCCATCAATCGGGTCAGCACGGTTTCGAGCGAGCGCGGGCGCGCCGTGAAATTCAGCTTCGGCCAGTCCGAATTGAAAATGGAAGTCAACAATCCCGACAGCGGTCAGGCCGAGGACAGCATTGTTATAAGCGAAGGTCACGACGATGAAGTGACCATCGGATTCAATCACAAGTACTGCCTCGACGTTCTGGGCGCCGTGTCTGCCAAGGAAATGCGGTTCGAACTCAGCGACCCCGGCGCGCCCTGCAAGGTTTCGCCCGCCGGGGCCGAGGATGACGACGTGCAGCCGCTTTTCGTCATCATGCCGATGCGGGTTTAGGGGGCCATTATGAAATTCATTCTTCCAGAATATCTACCTCAGCTGGCGCTGTCGGTTCGCCAGCCTTGGGTTCACTGCATTTTTCATCTTGGAAAGCCGGTCGAAAATCGCACCTGGAACACACGCATTCGCGGGACCGTTTGCATCCACGCTTCCAAGGGAATGACGCAGGACGAGTATGAAGACTGCCGGTCCTTGTCCTATCAAATAGGCCAAAAGGATGACGCAACCCGAGAATTGCTGCGTCAGCATCCCGTGCCAGCGCTTCGCTCGATCCCGCGCGGCTTCATCATTGGCACTGTTGATATCGTGGACGTCGTTCGCCGCTCAAACGATCCGTGGTTTTTCGGTCCCTATGGCTTCGTGCTGGAAAATCCGCGCCTGTTAGAAAATCCAATTCCCTGCAACGGAGCGTTAGGGTTCTTCGATTGGCGCCAGAAACGATCCATGGGAGTCTCGCGATGAATCCGTCACAAACTCAAATATGGGTTGAACACGAGAACCCCAACGACTGGTCGGTCGATACCGGCGGCAGCAACACCTATACGTTTATTGGCCCAGAGGACGGCCATCCAGTTGCGGCCGTTATTGTACCGCGTGCCTTCGGCGCGGATCACATACTGGATAGGTATGTCGGGCGCATTCTGACCTCATGTAATTCACACGATACGCTTTTGAGAGCGCTGCGAAGTGCAAGAGCGGTTATTCAAGAGGACAGGGACGAAGTCCATGCAAGCGTCACCGTAGGTGGCGACTCTTCAACGATCGCAGATATTGATCAACCATCCATTGACAGGCTGGACGCCGTGCTTTCAGAGATCGACGCGGCCCTTTCTCAAGGGGAGTTGAGCGACCATGGCTGACAAAACTCACATCGAATGGACGGATGCCACTTGGAATCCGATCACCGGATGCAGCGTCGTCTCGCCCGGTTGCACGAATTGCTATGCCATGAAGCTCGCCGGCACCCGCCTGCAGCATCATCCCTCGCGTGCCGGACTGACTGTCGCCACGAAGTCAGGGCCGGTTTGGAATGGCAAAGTTCGGCTTAACCGAGAATGGCTCGCCCAGCCGCTTGAATGGAAAAAGCCCCGCATGGTGTTCGTCTGCGCGCATGGCGATCTTTTCCATGAAGACGTTCCGGACGAATGGATACTGGACGTTTTCACTGTTATGGCGATCGCTCAACAACACACCTTCCAGGTGTTGACTAAGCGCGCCGACCGGATGCGGGATTTTCTCTCGCGGCATGAAGGTGATTTGCTCGAAGAAATTTATGCCAATTGGTACACTTTCAGCGGCAGCGCCAGAGAGGTCTGGTCATGGCCGTTACCGAATGTCTGGCTGGGCGTATCTGTTGAAGATCAGAAACGCGCCGATGAACGCATCCCGGCACTCCTCAACACGCCGGCGGCAATTCGCTGGGTTAGTGCCGAGCCATTACTCGGGCCACTTAATTTGAATTCAATGCGGGGTGGAACCCAATGGATCGGCGGTCAGCGTGGTTGCGGCGGCACTCATAGCCATGGCGGTCGTGCGGGGCAAATCATTCACGGTGTGATGCACAGGTTTGACCCGTCAGTCGCTCACCATCACCACGACGAACGTTGTGCGCCCGGTCTGGATTGGGTTGTGGCAGGTGGGGAGAGCGGGAAGGGCGCACGTCCAATGCATCCAGATTGGGCGCGTTCGTTGCGCGATCAGTGTGCTGCGGCCGGCATTCCGTTTTTCTTCAAACAATGGGGCAACTGGAATCAGGTCTACGACCGCGACATTGAAGATCCTGACTGGCGCCGATGCGATGTTGTCCAGCGTGAGAATCCAGACGGCCAGTGGCTAAACCTGAAAGGTGGACAAGGCTTTCATGGCGAACGAGTTGTCTTCGTTGCACCTTCTTTCAAAGCCGCTACAGGGCGCCTGCTAGATGGAATCGAACATAACGCGATGCCGGGAGCGGTGTGGCATGACTGACCGTTCCAGAAAGATCAGGCCGGGCAGTCGGCTGCAAAACCGTGAAACGAAACGCCCCGCGCGCGTTATGACAATTGCCGAGGACTGGGTAATGGTGCGCCAGACGAGCGCTCACCCGATCCTCATCAACATGCGCGAGCTTCATCTGAAATATGAGGTCACGAAATGGTAGCGATAGGCGAACCTGCCCGTATCATATACACCAATTATCGCGGCGAAACCGCCGAGCGCACCATCACCCCGAAGCGGGTATGGTATGGCATCACCGATTGGCACCCAGAGCCGCAATGGTTCGTGACCGCATTCGATCACGACAAGAATGCCGACCGGGACTTTGCCCTCATTGACTTCGGCCATCCGCAGCCGTCTGCAACGCCACACCCGTTGGATGATGACGCCAACCCGCTCGCATCAAATCCCGTTGATGACAAGATCGCACCGGAGACTGACATCCACGCTGACGATCTTCCATCTGATGGGTCGTGTGTTCGTTGCGGTTCTGTACCTCGCAATGCGAGCGGACTTTGCAATACGTGTTTGGATGAAGATGCTGAGCGTCTAGAGAACACCCGCCCTGCGCCTGCCGACGCCGGTAAGGTCGAGGGGGATGGGCGAGCCGATCTTGAACGTTTCTGGCGTCCTATTTCCGAGGCCGACAAGTCCATCACATTCGAGCAGACTTTCTACACTGGCGACGGCAAGTCGATGACGATCCGCAATTCGGATCATTACTGGGTGCGAGACGCAGACGGTCGGGTCTATGAGGCAACATGGTCCGATCATAAGGGCGGATACTGGTGGGATTTAGAAGGCGAAAGCCTTGCCGATCCTGTCGAATACATGCCGCATCCGCTTTCTCTCCCCTCTGCACTTGCTTCGGAGGGCGCGGAATGAGCACCTCACAAGCAACAGCGCGGGCTATTGTAGAGCAGACTATCTCCGCCGCTCTGCCAGCCGGATCGCCTCTTCCATACGCCAGTATCGGTAAAGCTGCCTTCGAAGGACGTAATTCTATCGTCGCTTCCCTGACCATGTTTGACGGGCTGCCTGCTGTCTGTCGGCTGAAACGTTGGGCATTCGGCTGGTCGAAGGGTTGGGACAGCCTTCCCGGTGGCGACATTTCCATCGAAAACGGCGCATGGGCGCGCGTTTCTGCACCATCGGAGGGCGCGGAAGAATGAACATTAAGATCGAGAGCGTCTCCGATGATACACCTCTTCGGCTTGAACATGCTGTTCGCCTGGCATTTCCCGATGGCAGCATGAAAGCTGCTGGGCTTCGGAAGGAACGCGATGCTGGACGATTGCAAACAGAACTGATCGCAGGCAAAGAGTATGTAACGCTAGCTGCTATCAGGGAGATGCGGGAATTATGTCGCGGACGTCGAAAGGAGCGCGCCTCGTCTGGCGCGACGAGAGCCGCAAAAGCGATGGCTCTCTCAGAAACCGCGCCGGGTGGTTCATCCGCGATGGGCAAAAATTCATCAGCGTTGGCAGCGGCGAGACAAGCCGTGAGCGCGCTGAAATCGCGCTCGCAGCCTACATCAACGAAAAATACCAGCCCGCGCGGGAAAGGGGACGTGACCCCGATCAAATCCTGATTGCAGATGTCGTCAATGTTTATTTGACGGATGTTGCAACCAAGCACGCGCGGCCTGGCGAGACTGCAGCGCGGATTGAAACCATCTTGGATTTCTTTGGCGATAAGATGCTGGGCGAGGTCAACGGAAAATTGTGCCGTGACTTTATCGCTCAGTCCTCGACCGAAGCGTCCGCACGGCGACAGCTCGAAGATTTGCGCTCGGCTATCAATTACTACCACAAGGAGGGCTACGCGACCTCCGCTCCGAAAATCACACTTCCTGATAAAGCCCAACGACGAGAACGATGGCTTACCCGTTCCGAAGCAGCGAAACTAATCTGGGCTGCATGGCGGATGTCGCAACGCGCGCCCTCGGGCGACGGCAGTCTTCGCCGTACCGGCAGGCACCTTGCCCGGTTCATGCTGGTTGCGCTTTATACCGGCACCCGCTCGGCGGCGATTTGTGGGGCCGCAATCCGACCGACAGAAGGCCAAGGTTATGTCGATCTGGAGCGCGGTGTGTTTTATCGCCGTGCAGAAGGCGCGAAGGAAACCAAAAAACGGCAACCGCCAGTGCGGCTACCTGATCGGCTCTTGGCGCATTTGAGACGTTGGGCCACCACGGAACTGGAAATTCATACGAAGGGCCGCGCCAAGAGCAAAAATATCGGGCGGAAAATCTCTCAGGACTTTGTCGTTGAATGGAACGGAAAACCGGTCAATTCAATCAAAAAAGGCTTTCGCAGTGCTCGCAAGATTGCGGGGCTCGGGGAGGATGTTACCCCGCACATCTTCCGCCACACAGCTGCGACATGGCTAATGATGGCCGGAACGGATGTATGGCAGTCCGCAGGCTTTTTGGGGATGACAGTCGAAACGTTGGTGCAAACCTACGGGCATCATCATCCCGATTTCCAGATTGATGCAGCGGAAAAGATAACTGCGAAGCATGGTGCTGCGCGCCGACCAAAAAACGTTGTGAGCATCAACGATGCACAGACAGGGAACAAGGCGGATTCTCCCCACAGTTTCCCCACAGATAAAACGGAAATAAGGGTGAACAAGCGCGGTTAA